GCATTTAAAGCAGCCATAACTTTGTCAGCATCGGCAGCAGAAAGCTTGCCGTCAGATAGAACAGCTTCTACGGCAGCGGTAGCTTCTTCTGCTGGTGTGGTATGCTCTGGGGCAGGTTCTTCTACAGGAGGTTGTGATGGTTCTTCTATCGGATTTTGTGGCTCTGGCTCTGGTGTCACTGGTTCTTGTGGTTCTTCCACAGGTTGCTCAGGTTCCACAGGAGGCTCCTCGGGTGCTACGGGTGGCGTTTCGGGCTCTTCCACGGGTGGTTGCTCTTCTGTGGGTTGTGATGGCTCTTCTGTGGGTGACTCAGTAGATGGATTTTCAGAATCTGTCTGAGCAGGAGTGGTTGGCTCATCGACAACAGGAGTCTGTGGAGTATTTGGAGCTGGTGGCTCAACTGGCGTTGAAGAAGAAGCAGCTGCTTGAGCAGCAGCTTCTGCAGCAAGACGAGCAGCCTCAGCAGCAGCAGCAGCCTCCTGCTGAGCCTTTAACCGAGCAGCAGCTTCAGCATCTCTCAGAGCTTGCAAACGAAGCTGTTCGGCAACATACTGAGAAGCAGCAATGGAGACTGTGGTAGTTGCGGTTTCTAATGCGGTTTTAGCCTCATTTGCCTTTACAACCGCAGTGTTAGCTAATTGATTAGCTGTATCTAAAGCAGTATTAGCAACACTTGTAGCCTCACTAGCAGCATTAGTAACAGTTGTTAGGTTAGTTTGTGCGTTTGTTAAGTTTGTGTTGGCAGTTTCTACAGCAGCACGAGTATCCCAAGCAGCTTGTTGAATTGGTGCTTGCACAGCCTCCGCAGCCACCATATCTTTGTTAGCTTGTATGTAAGTTTCAAGGGCATTAGATGCATTTGTTTGCGCTGTAGTGGCCGCTTCTTGTAACTGAGTTAGAACATTTGTCTCTGTTGTTAGCACTGTTTTAGCAGATGCAAGGGTAGCTAACTGTTCTGGGGTAGCAGATGATTGTGTAAATGCTGAACCAGGAACAATTGTGTATCCCTGTCCAATATGCCAATAAAACTGTACCCAAGCTCCGCCACCATTTTCATAATACCAAAGTGTAAATGGGTAAGGGGTATTAGAATTAAAGTTTTCCATGGAGGTTGAACCGCCTCCACCTTTGTCATACCAGTCATTTATAATTGTTTTATCATCAATAATGACTCTTACTCCGTCATCTCCAGGAGCATAAAAACGTATAGTTCCGCCAACTGGAAAAGTAATATTGCCAGAATACTTAACAATTACATCTTCTGAACGAGTAGAACCAGCAACGTTTCCGCTGCCCCATTGTTCATTAATACCATTGGTATCTGTAAATGTACGAATAGGAACAGCGTTTGCTGGAAGTACTGGGGCATTATTTTGACCCTGTACGTTGTAAACCTCTACCTTTAATCCTGAAGATGTATTAACATCTACTGCAGCCTGAGCTGTATTTTTAACTGATTGAGCTGCAGCAACAACAGGAATCTGTGCAGCAACAGCTTCATTAGCTGGAGCTACAGCAGCCTGTGCAACATCGTTAGCATCACGAGCTACAGCATTAGCTTCTTGGGCTGCAATAGTAATTGGAGTCTGTGTATTAAGCGCAGTCTCAGCAGCTTGGTTATTTGAGACCGCAACAGCAACAGCGGAGGTAGCGGTTTCTACTGTTGCTGCTGCGGGTGCTATAAGTGCAGTAGCGCTTTCAGCCTGTTGCACTAATACTGTGGCTGTTTCTAAAGAAGATTGAGCCGCATTTATGGCAGTAGCAGCCTCACTTAATTTTGTTGTTGCTGTAGAAACAGCCTGAACTACTGATGTGGTAGAAGCTACAGCTTGAGCCATCTGAGGGGTAGGAAGAAGAGTAGAAACCGCAGATTCAGCTCCACTAACAGCAGTGTTTACTGTTACAGTTGCACTATCAATCTTAGTCTGTATGGAGGTAGTTGTAGGTGTCTCAGGAGCTGGTGTACTTGTTGTTTCTCCCTGTTGTGTGGTTGATTGGTTGGTTGATGGCGTTCCGCTGGATGAAGTTACGGTTGGTACTTCAGCTGCACCACTTGAAGAAGGAGACGTCTGAGGCGAAAGAGTTGGTTCTGGAGTTACAGAAGGCGCAGGAGAACTGGTTACAACAGGAGTCTCGGAGGGCGCAGGAGTACTCGTTACTGTTGCTCCATCAACGGGAGCAGGGGAAATGACCTGTTGTTCTACAACAGGGTCGTCGGCGTAGGCAGATTGTTGCCCTAGTAAATAAAGAAATAATGTAAGGAATAGTGCTGCGAATAGACGCAGTGGAAGAATCTTGTCTTCTCTCTCCTAAAAGGTAAGACTATTCTACAATATTTAAAAAATTATTTGGGTCAAACACTGTTGCGGACTTAGCAATTAGTGCATCACGCTTTTCTTTAGCATGATGTCCGCAGAACATAAGCTCTCCGTTAAGAAATGTAACAACTACTTGTGCAGCGGCGCTGCAAGAATCACAGCGGTCTTGAGCTGTTAACTCGCGGGTTACCTCTGTGATTACCATTGTTACTTCTCCTTATTCTTTGCTGCTTCACGTTCATCAAAAGTGGTAAGACCAGCGGCTTTCCATACCTGTGGGTTTTGACGCTGCCAATGAAGAGTTTCAGCACCCATACGCATACCTTTAGCGCTAACTGGTCCTCCGCCTATGCCCTTAAACTCTTCTACAGTCATAGAAGGGTTAGCACCTATTAAATGACCATTATCATCAGCTTCATTTTTCTTATGTGAAGCTTCTTGTTCTTTAGCGCGGTTCCATAGTGGGAACTGGTCATCACCTTTACGATAAATAGGCATTATGGTCTTCCTTGAATTCTTTTAGTCTCTTTTTCTGTTTCTTGCTTACCGCGTTTTACACTGTCCTTAAAACGGTTCATATGGTCAGCGCTAACTGGACCAATTGTATCTTTACGTGGGTCAAAAGCAGGACCTGCTGTAACAGCGCGTTCTGCGCCTGTACGACCAGTGTTGTAGTCATACTCACGTAGTTCATTGCCAGTCATATTACGACGTGCAGTGGCCTCACCTAACTGCTGAGCAAGAGCAGCTTTATGTAGTGGTGCTAAGTCATCGCCCTTACGATAGATAGGCATTAGTGAGGTCTCTTCTTCTCTAGATACTCTTGTTCTTCTTCAGAATTAGCGCTGCCTTCATTACCATACTTGGCAACAAGCTTAGCGTTCTTTTCTTCAGCTTCTTCTTCGGCACTCATACCGAACTGGTTACCATTGTGGTTCATTTTTCATTCTCTTTCTTACCTGCTCGGCGCTTGTTTTCTTTAGCAGTATTTTTACTGCGGGAGATAGCACGAAGGTTTCCCTTAGAATCATTATTGTGGTTGTTGTCCTTATGGTCAACAGTAACATCTTTAGATTTAATTTTACCGTTTTTAGACTCATAATCTGCGCGGGCTTTGTTCTTTGAAGTGGTTACCCACTTACCGCCAACCTTTTTCTTATAAACATAGATAGGACGTCCGCCATTAGCATCAGAGCCCTTGTAGGGACCGAATTTTTTTGTTTCAGCCATGGTTACCAATCTCCTTGCGAAAGCCCAGCGTTTTTGTGAACTTTTCTTGCAATGGTTTCTTCACTTTGACGTGCACGACCAGGTTTGTTATCAAACTTTCCGTCAGATATTACTGTTTTTCCTAAATCGGTAGCCTCTGAGCGAGTAATGAATCCTTTAACGACTGCATCTCTTACCTCAGAGTACTTGGGTGTACGACCTGGATGGTTTGCTCTATCTTCAGCCATTATTTCTTAGTCGCTTTCTTTGTAGGTTTTGCAACTTTACTCTTACCAGAACTTGCAGGTACGCAATTAGGGACCTTCTTGCCGCCCTTCATCTTCATACCTACTTGAACGTAACCGTCCCAGCAAGGATTAGAATCTTTAGCCATTTTTCTTGTGCCAATCTTTAGTTGCTTTTACGCCCTGCTTTATAGTTTTAGCGCCAGCTTTCTTTGTAAGATTAATTTTATCGTACTTTCCCTTATTGCCAGCATGGTCGACAATAATTTCGCCTTTTTTATTTTTTTTAATAGTGTGCTTCTCACCAGCTGCTTTAATAACCTTTGGCACTGTTACCCTCGTATCCTAAGTTAACTGAGTCTGCAATACTGTAATTTGGAGTATGCATAGCTCCGTCTTTAGAAAATGTCTTAGCTGGGCGCTTTTCAGGAGCCGATGCACACGCATGTGCATCAGGGTGAAAACTTTGTGAACCCCCATGCTTTAAGCTAACAGATTTAGCTTCTCCACGGATTTCACGTCCGCACCCATCACAGGTAGGAAACTGGTCAGAATTCTTTTTCATTATCTACCTGGGAACCAGCCCTCAAGGCTCTCATTGCGTGGTGTGGTGTTATTGCTATCTTTATCTTTTCCTTGAATAAGATTTGCTGTACGTCCAGCAACTCCATATTCAACGCCTTTAATTGCGCCAGACTTTGCAGCTTGTCCAGCTGCTGAGCCACCAACTCTTGTTAACATCGGCGCTAGTCGTGCTAGCAATCCTGCTGCTGCTGCCATTATTTTGTGCCTTTCTTGTTGATTGAGCGGTTGAGAATATCACTCGCTTGTTCAGATACATTGTACTTGCCATAGGATGGGCGTGGTCCGTCAAACATTCCTAAAGCATTAACACGCTTAGTATTAGCTTTCTTAAGCTTCTTTGACGCGGGAGCCTTTTTGGTGTTTACACCCTTCTTAGGTGCATCTTTACCAAAAGCACGTTCTGCTTTAGAACGCCCAACTGCTGGGTCTTTCATTAACAATCCCACTTACGTAGAGATTTATTAATACGGCTATTAGGGTCTTTTGCAGTCTTGGAAGATGTATTAACCTTCTTCATACCTTCCATACGTGCACAGAAAGACTTACGTCGTGCTGCAGATGCAGGAGACTTCTTTGCTTTCTCTTTTGATACTGGAGGTTTTAAATTAGAACCAGGATGTGCTTTCTCATAAGACTTACGTCCCTTTTCATTGAGACCACCCTTAGGGTTCTTACCAGCTTTCTTTGTCCATGCTTCGCTCATGATGTAGTGCACACGCAGGTGCAATCCTCCTCTAGACATACCGCGTAACCCATTTCATGGTCACAGACGGTGCATTTGATTTTTGACATTAGTATCCCTCTGGGCGACGTGAATCTTTAGCTCGCTTGTACGCTGCCATGGAGACCACATTCGGTGCGATTGCTGAATTTGTAGTATTACCAAAGTGAGCGTTCTGAACATTGTTCTGAGCATCAGTTAGGTTCTGGTCAAAAAATTCGTGACGACGATTCTCTCCTCCGCCACGATTACGAATTCCGCGATTAGCTGGATGGTTAGGTCCTGGTGTTGTCATATCGTCCATAAGATGAGTATCTCCTATTTTGCTTTTATAGTAAGGACATACGAGGTATAAGCGACTAACAACAAATCAACTAATACACCTGATTTCTCTGTGTGTTTATCAATGAAATGGGCCTTCCATGCAATCGCATCGAACTTAGAGGAGCCACATCCGTTAGAAATATCCTGAAAAACGATATAGGCAAACTTAGCCACACGACCATCAAAGTCCTGGGCTTCCTCTAGATAATCTATGAAACTCACAACCGTATAGTGACAGAAAAGCTACTGCCTAAATGGGTGAATCTAAAATCTCATCAACGGCATCATCAATCGTACGGGTGTGTTCCCGACTACAGTTCCCGCACTCTTTACACATGTTTCTCACAGGCAGGAAATAGCAACGCGCCTTCACATCGAAGGTCTACGGCAGGCGCTCCACAGGCACACTTAGCCATCCGCACTTTATTGCGTTCCCGCACCCATTCCAGATAAACCGCACTCATGCCCCTTAGGCTACTGCCTTCTCTAATATATGTACAGGTATAGGTGCGCCCTGGTGGCCTACTCGCCAGTAACTTCGTTTAAGGGTGGGGGGGTCTGAGACTAGCGGGAGACCTGTGGATAACCAGGTTAACAAACGTTTGCATGTAATAGGGCTATGGCATAGTGTATGCAATACAAGGTGAGCAAGGGGCTCACCGAATAGCATGGGGGATAACATGATACGAGCAATCGAATATCATCTAGTAACTCGCTTTCACCTATGCGATACATGCGCTAAGCGCGAGTGCTATCGCAATAGCAAACTAGGTAAGGCTTTCCTACTATTGACGGGACGTGGCGAATAATGGCATACGAGACAGCGCCCACTATCAAGGGCAAGATATATAACGCGGACATAATCGTCACCGACTATGACAACATGTTGTACGAGTCAGTAGACGCGCTCCTGTTGGATATACAGGACAACCCACGCAACTACGGCATTACTGACGATGTAATCAAGGTAGGTTGCAAGGCAGCACCTGCACTACATGCACCCGACGATGAATGGCGCAAGTACAAGCGGTCAGACGATATCGTGGTATGGGTTACCTGCGATGAACCTGAATGGTGTGGCGCCGAATATAACGGCGAATGGTGGTGCGAATGGCACGAGGCTTTAACCATAAACTACACGTGGAAAGATATGGTTACTGTAATCAAGTAGAGCAGAGGCTGGGACTTCCCCCCCAGCCTCTCTCTCGATTCCCCGTAGGGGTATGGGGAGGGTGGGTCAACACAAACATTAGAACGGCATAGGGACTGGCAAAAGAACCCCAAGAACAAGAGAGCCTGTGGATAACTAGGTTAACGGGCGTTTGCATCTAATAAGCCTTTCAAATAGTCTTCTCTCATAACTTAATAATGACCTACTAGATGACGGCAAGGGGGTGATATATATGGATAAATTTACACCTGAGGATTGGGCGATGATACTTTCAGCGCTAGCAATCTCTAAGGGCGTTTTAGATAACGCAGACCTACAGGCGCGTGTAGATGCGGTTTCCCAAAAGGTTATCGAAACAATTACAAGCGACGCGGTAGAAAAGGCAATCAATAAGGCTATCGCAGAAATTACGGCGTAGCCCGCAAGGGGGCAGGGCAACCTGCCCCCACATTAAAACCCTGTGGATAACTAAGTTAACAGATAGTTGCACAGACCGACACAAAACTATAAATTACAGACAGTGAGCAAGGGGCTCACAGATAGGGGTATCAAATGAACAAGTGTTCAATATGTGGCACAACAGAAAACATCGTGCATAGTGGCGTAGACGCGTTTCTATTAGGTTGCATGGATAGAATTGAACAAATCTGCTACGAGTGTGCTAACAAGGAAGCGGAGCGAGTCAATGCATGAAATCATCTTCTATAACGGCTTCAATCTTCTCGTCGATATCATCATCGGTGGAGCGGTATTCTTCTTCACCTCTCGCGCCTACTGGTTCAAGGGTTACAGTGAGGGTTACGAGGACAGTCAGAAAGGTTACGACTATGAAAATGCACGTTAATCAGAAAGAAGCAATCGAGCGCATTATCAACCGCATGCCATTCGAGGCTTCATCTCTAAGCGGTAAGTATATGAATTACACACCAGGCGCGGGACGTCTAGGCGATGAATTCATAAGACTATCAAACGAGTTCAAGCAAGGCGCCTATATTGTCTTCTCATACAATACGCCTATCGCATGGTTCGGGGAAAATGGCTGGTATGTAGTAGAACAGAAGTTCAGCCCTACTACAAGCAAGCAACAGAATTATATCCGTCGTGCGCTTGCCGTAAGGCAAGCCGCATAACTAAACCCCCTGCAAGAAGCCCCCTGCCGTCACAGGGGGCTTTCTTGTTTGTGTTGGGGCGTGTGGGTGTGTATGTATGTATGGCTTAAAAGCTTCTTTATATATACACACGCCCCAACACAAACTCCTGCCTGTGGATAACTAGATGAACAAGGGGGGAATAAGATTTAGGATTTATGGTTATAGTACTCACATGAGCAACACGGCTCATCTAGATAGATAGGAGAACTACCATGACGAGATACGTCGAACTCCTAAGGGAGAAACTCTAGTGCAACAGGGGGGTGATAATATGCAATTCACACGCAAAAACGCAATTCTATGCGAGCGCAATACTGTACCTAATCCAATGCGAGCAGGTACATTCTTCAACAATATGGTTGAATTAACATGGCTAGAAGAAAGCAACAACATTCTAGTCAGTTATGGTTGCCTCACATGTGGTGAGCAAACGCTCTCACGTCCACAAATGTCTATTCACGTAGGCACACACAATCCTGCTAATGCTAAGCCTAAGACACGCGGTAAGTATAAGACCAAAAAGGCTAAGCAAGAAGGCGCAATCGGTACTGTCGATAAAATGATAGCCGACCTAATCGCTGAACGCGATAACTACAAGGCGCAAGCCCGCAAGTACCAAAAGCAACTTCAGGCGCTACGCGACCTGTTCAAAATTGACGAGCCTCTCGTCTAAGGGTTTTACACCCCCCGTGTAAAAAACATAGCCCCAGCCAATCGGCTGGGGCTATTTGTTTGTGTTGGGCTTGTTGTTAATGGTTGATGTTGAGTGGAATAGCTTTCTTTCTTTCTTTAACTACTAGCAACAAGCCCAACACAAACAATCGGCGCCCTGTGGATAAGTAGGTTAACAAGATTATTATAAGAGACGAGAGATAGGGTTAAGATATGCACACGCGAGAAGGTCTCGCGTTATTTACCGAAGGGGGACTCTCGTGGCTCATGCGCTCGAGGTTCAAAACGGTGAGGTGGCTTTTGCTTTGCGCGGTGCGCCCGCATGGCATAAGTTGGCTAATCGTACTTTCGGCATTGACGAGCATGTCTCTACTAGCGACATGCTGGAAAGTGCCAAATTGGCTGGCTGGGGTGTAGACCTCGAGCCTGTCCAGTATCCAGCGGATTACCGCTCATCCACTGACCTATTCATGGTCACACGCACCAATCCATTCGACGCTGGCAAGGATGTCCTTGCGGTCGTTGGTAAGCGCTATCGCGTATTCCAAAACGAGGATTTATTCGCGTTCGGGGACAATATCCTCGACGGCGGTGCCTCATGGGAATCTGCTGGCTCTATTAAAAACGGCAAGGTAGTTTTCGGCTCCCTCGTCGTACCTCGTGAGTTTATCCTCGACCCTAAGGGTGCGAACGATAAGACCATTACATATCTGCTCGTCTCATCTTCACACGACGGGTCTGCCAGTGTTACCGCGTCGATTACGCCAGTTCGCGTAGTCTGCCAAAACACTCTCAATATGGCGCTCAAGGGCGTTAAGCAATCTTTCAAGTTGCGCCATACTCTCAAGGCTGGCGAGCGTACCGCTGAGGCTCGTCGCGTTCTTGGGCTTACTTTCAATCACATGGACACTTTCGAGACCATTGCGAAAGACCTTTTCCAGTCCTCTATGGACTCAGTTGCATGGGATAAATTGGTGAACGCAATTTATCCTAAGCCTGACGCACAATCAGCGCCTCAGTCACTTACCAAGTGGCAAGCCAAGCGCGACCTACTGGATGATATTTATTTCCAGTCCCCTACCCAGACCAATATCAAGGGCAATTACTGGGGCGCCCTTAACGCACTGACTGAGCGCTTGGATTATTTCCGCGCTGGTCGTACAAGCAATAACGAGGCTATCGTTGGCGCTGCTGCTGGTTTCGACCCTACTGTGAACGCTGAGAAGGCTCGTATCCTACGCGCCGTCCGCGAGTACGCTGGGGTCTAGCAAGCCTAGCAAGAAGGCTCCGCACCGAAAGGTGCGGAGCTTTTTTGTTTGTGTTGGGTTGTTTGGCTAGTAGTTAATAAATAGGGAAAGCTTATTCTCTCAAAATCAGCCATTATCCAAACAACCCAACACAAACATTCGCCTGTGGATAACTGGGTTAACAGAATATGGTAAGAGAATTAGATGTGTGATTATACTTGGGGGCTCGCACCGAGCGAGAGATTTAACTACCAAAGGGGTATCACATGGGTCTAGATATGTATCTAAGGGCAACAACTTACATCAACAAGATTGACTACAACGCAAAGGGCGATAGCGACGCTTGGGTTACTATGGAACAATTTGATAAGGTTGTTACAGAGGCTGGCTTAGAAGCAGTCCATACAGACATCTATGGGGCAGAGGTTTCAGTTACCTGCGCCTACTGGCGTAAGGTCAACGCCGTTCATGGTTGGTTCGTACAGAACGTTCAGGGTGGCAACGACGATTGCGGTAACTACTACGTTTCTAAGGCTAAGTTAGAGGAATTGCGTGAAGCATGCCGTCAGGCTATCTTTCATAAAAATCCTCTGCTAATCAAGCCTATGGAAGGGTTTTTCTTTGGTACTACAGATATTGACGAGTGGTATTGGAACGGGCTAAAAAGCACTATCAAACAGATTGACCGCATACTTGCCTTGCCTAATATCGACGACTTGAGTTTCTACTATCAGTCGTCTTGGTAAGACTATTAACTCCTGAGCATGAGTATAAAAGGCTTACTGTGTTGACATACAGTCCGTTCTCAGATTAGCCCCCCGAAGTGGAGTCGGGGGGCTAATTTGTTTGTGTTGGGCTTGGGGATGGGTATATTTAAAAGCTATGTATTAATGCCTCTCTTATTTATACCCAAGCCCAACACAAACACGGGGCTGTGGATAACTAGGTAAACAAGAGTTTTAGTTACTGACGAGTAACCAATACTCTTATCCCATAAGCACAAGGGGTGCTTATAAAAGAGAAAGAATGGGTATGTTCACACTCAACGACATAACCTACTATGAGGAGAGCGACATTGCTCCCCGCATAGAGGAAGAACGCTCACGTGCTATAGAAATGGCACGTAATTCACTCCGCGCAGAAAACCGCGCAGATGTCCTTAATATCTTCAAAGTCGAGGCTCGTACCTCAATGACCGAAGAAGACGCGCTTGACCTATTTAATAAGATTGCGATTGCATGCGGTTGGGAGACAGCCGAGGCTAGCGACCTTATCACACGATTTCGCGCAGAGGTTAGCCTCTTGGGTGAAGTTGTACTTGAACTTGATGACATCGAGGCTGATGATGAAGAAGCCGCAAAGCAACAGGTTCTAGACGATATCTCTTTCAACGATATCGAAGTTCGCGGTGACCTATCGGTCTTAAATGACTCCGCATCATTCCGTGTGGGTACATGGGATTTAGATGATTTCCTAAATGATAACCTCGAGGTCGAGATTTACGAGGCTTAGTAGATACCCCTACTAGGAAGCCCCCGCCGCAAGGCGGGGGTTTTTTCATGCCGTAAAAGTTTGTGTTGGGGCTATTAGATGGCTATTTAAAGCTTTTATTGCTTTGATAGATTTATCTATCAAAGCGCCATCTAATAGCCCCAACACAAACACCTGTGGATAACTACATGAACAGATATTAGGTGAGAGAGGGGGAGAGGATTATAGTTACGCCGTTACTTAGTAAAGGAGATACTATGGACAGCACAGAACGCAAAGCGCGTTTTACAGAGTTAATGACGACAATCGAACTACTTCCTGATTTTGAGGACGAGAGTTACGAGCCTATGTTTCCTAACGGCACACTAGGCTTATCAGACGGCAATCTAAAGACCGCTATCATGGCACAGGCTATGAGAGAGGACGACGACTTCCGTGGTAACCTTATTAACGCGCTCGCCAATACAGGCTTCGAGTCTTGCAGAAACAAGCATGACGCTGACGAACAGGTCAATGACGACGACTTGGGTGCAATAACCCTAGCAATCCATATCGCATGGGCTAGCGGTGCTCTAACACCAATGCTAATGCTATTAGGTGGGTTAGGTAAGATGTTGGCAGTTATGGACGTAGAAGTACCTGACGACCTACCACTCATATTCCGTCCTAACGCTTCGGTAGAGGCAAAGGCACAGAAGTTCGACCCAATCTTTCTACTAGACGCAGGGCTAGAGGATTTACTAGAACAAATGGTGAAAAATGACGACTAAGGTTATTAACGGCGTAAAACTGGTAGAAGTACCCTTCACAGTACAGTTCAATGTATGTATTGAGGAACACAAGTATCTAGAGTATGTAACTAGCGGTATCCCCAATGAGGCTATGGTAGAGGCGGGTAAATCAACCCTATTAGATAGCATTAAGCCCGTAATGGAGAAATCCAATGAGGGTTGGTCATATATGATGTTAGAAGTGGCACAATGAAATACTGGAACGTAACCTTTGTGGCTGACTACTTCACACTTCATACGACTATTAACGCCGTAGATGAGGACGACGCGGTGGAATACGCGATTGAGAACCTACTAGAACAGTATGGTTTTGATATTAGTAAGATAGCCCAATGTACAGAGGTAGAGGAGACCACCAATGCAAATTAAAGACCTGATTACCCCAAACACATGTAGTAGCACTATTAGTGGGTGGATATGGTATTGCGATTCCTGTATCGCACACGGCACGGCTAACTCATCAGATGAGGCAGAACACATGGCAGAGGCTCATGCGTTGTACTTCTCATGGGACGAGGACGCAGAGTGGGACGAGGAGAAAGACCCCGACGGAGTGCTAATCCGCGAATACATGAACCTCACACCTGAGGATAGGGATTGGAACGACGCTAATTGGAGTATGGAGTGCCTAGGTGCTATGTATCTAATAAGCGTACAAGATAACAAGACCTATCAGTACGGCGAGGACTACTCAGATAAGACTATCAAACCCATAGATTTAGACCTAGCAATAGAAATACAGAAGAAAATGGGTCTATCATAATCCTAGTGGTGGTACTAGGTTGTAGTATCTCCGTCCCCTTCGGGTGATACCACCAAAGCCCCTTGCTATTTGGACTAGCAAGGGGCTTTCTCATGCCGCGGGCCTGGATGTTTGTGTTGGCCCACCCATCGTTCATAATGTATTCAATTATACATTATTCACTAACCCACCCTTTTTGAGCCTTTTTTATATTAAAAAAGGGCTCATTTCATTGTTGGGCAATAAGCCGTAGGCTATTGCCCAACACAAACCCGCCGCGCCTGTGGATAACTCGGTTAACAAAGATTTGACTAGCAGAGAGAGCCATGATAATGAGAGATGAGAGAGCCACCTCGGCTACTGTCTAATAGGCTTATGAGGTGTGTAGGGATACGACCAGATGTACGGCTATGGGATAGGCTTATTATGATGATAAGTTGTTCATAGGTTGTTCAGCCGTAGAGAGAGGGGGGTTGTGGATAACTAGGTGAACAGATTAGAGAGCCGTCTTTAATATAGAGAGATTATGCCCTAGTATCTGCCATAGAGAGAACGTAATAAAGCGTTTTCCGTTACCGCACCGAAGGGCAACATGAATACAAATCTAGCACTACTCGTAGTGTCTAACGCCGAACTAGAAGGAGTACCTGCACAGGCGCAGACTCTCATTATCGGTACAGATACAGAGGTTATTGGATACCACCGCGTATCCAATGGACAGAAGGGTCGCGGTCAATCATGGCAACGACTTACAGATAGCACTATCCCAACCACCGATATTAGCCACGCGCCATGCGCCGTAGTCCTATCAGATAGGGATATTGAAATGATGAAGTTTGGGCAAATTACCAATATCGGTATCAAAGCCCTATATGCGTTAGAAAGCGCACCCGAAGCAACCGCGCCAATGGCACACAATGAGGCAGTAGATAGTCTTATTACACGCCTAGAGGAAGGCGACAATACCCTTGCCGACTTCATTACAGATAAGCGTCGTACAGGCGGTGTATCTATTAAGCCTATCGCAAAGGCAGTAGAAACAGAGGTCGCTACTAAGGTTATCGAAGTACCCGTCGTATCTACTACGACTATTAACAATGCCAACCTATCTAATAGCCTAGTTACGGCTATGGTATCCGTACCCGACAAGAAGTGGGCTAAGGAATATATCAACCGCAAGGTCGTGGGTAACCTCACCGACTTTGAGGTATATGACTACGCCAACGCCAACGATATGAATATCCTTATCGAAGGTCACGCAGGGTCAGGTAAGACTATGAGCGTTCAGGCTTATGCGTCTGCCCGTGGCATGCGCTACTTCAACGTGGCATGCCATATTGGACTAGAGGCTTCCCACCTTATCGGTCGTTGGATTCCAACCCCCGAAGGTCACTTCCGTTGGCAGGACGGCGCAGTTACAGAAATTGTCCGTAATGGTGGCGTACTACTATTTAACGAAATTAACTTCGCACCCGAAAGATTCCTTACCTTTATCTTTAGCCTATTAGATTACCGCCGTGAGATACAACTTATGGAAAATGGTGGGGAAGTTATCAAGGCTCACCCCGACCTACTAATCGTGGCAGACATGAACCCCGACTATCGTGGCACACGTCCGCTTAATCAGGCACTAGCCGACCGCTTCGCAGTACGCCTATCCTTCCCATACGATAAGCCTATCGAACAGAAGTTACTCGGTAACAAAGCCCTAGTAGATATGGCTAACCTACTTCGTGATGAGTTTAATAAGGGTACGTTATTGACCCCCGTATCTACTCGCTCACTCGTAGCGTTCGTAAAGCATGCAAAGCAGTTTGGCATGGACTTCGCTACCTACACTTACGTTAATTCGTTTGAGGGTGATGAGGAACGCAATAGCGTTCGCCTAGTCGTCAATACCCACCGCGACAATATCGCAGAGGAACTAGGACTAGAAGTTACTAATAAGGCTAGTGTGTTTGGCAATACTAATTTAGAACAGGCTATTGCTAATACAGAAGTAGGCACACAGGTCGCTTCATACGAGTCCGTCGTTAGCACTAACGACCCCGACGTTACCGCCGTACAGGCACTTGATGATGAACTAAAGTCGCTTAATGCGCTTATGGAAGTCCTAGCAGAAGGTGACGCAAATGCCTAAGGCTAATCAGAACGACATATTAGATAACCTTATTAACGAACTTCGTTACGGCGGTAATTATTCTAGCCGTGATGATGAAGGTAATTGGGTCACCGACTATGACGCTATCGAAGCGAGAGCCGACGAAGTTAATGCTCATATCGAAAAGTTACAGAGCGTTGGTATCGTCTATTCTAAAGCAGATAGGATTATTACAGGCGACCCCGTAGAAGTACGCGTTGAGGATAACCCCGACATGGATACGACCGCCTATAACGACGGCAAGAATATCGTGTTCAACGCGCACCTACTAGAGGACGTAACCGACGAAAGTATCGTGAGCCTTCATGGGTTCAACTACCATGAGGTCGCGCATGTCCTATGGACTCCCCGTGGTGGTAGTGAGTTTGGTACGACTATCAGAAAGGAAGGCTTAGGTAGAGCCTTCAATATCCTAGAGGATAGCCGTATCGAACGACTACTAATCGCTAAGTATCCTGCAACCGCACCCTTCCTAGAGGCTTCCTGCCTAGAATATATCCTGAAAGGTAACTCCCATGAGTTTGCCGATTACTTCCCACTATTTACAGGACGTAAGTATTTAGATATAGAGTTACGACAGGAACTCGCAGATAGATTTATTAAGAAGCATGGTGTAGAAACTGCACAGTTACTATCCGTAATTATCCATGAATACCGCACCCTAGTATTCCCACGCGACTATGCGAGAGCGTTGGATATTCTCCGACAATTCGCACAGATAGTCGGCACAGATGAGCAACCGCAAGGTAATAGCCCTATCCCACAGGACGGCGGTGGACATGGTGAGCGCGGACTTATGGATAAAGGTCGCATGGAAGGTAACAAGGAACAACAGAAACTACAAGATAAGGCTACTAATCAAGAAAATGGTAGTGGCGCAGGTAATGAGAACCTTGACGAACCAACCGACCACACTAACAACAACGATACAACAGGCTTATCAGATAAGCAGAGCGCAGATGATAAGGAACTTAAAGATAAGATTAACAACGCACTAGATAATCTTATTAAGAGTGACGACGTTAAGCGAGATACACAGGAAGTCCGTAAGGCTATCCGCAGTAATTCTAACTCTCATAGTGCTATTAAGCAGGGTTCATATACCAATAGCACAGTTAGCCCTAAGTTGCAGGTAAGCGCGAGAGCGTTCGCCGTGGCTATGGAACGCCTACGCATAGATAACGACCCTGCATGGGAGTTAGAAGTAGAAAGCGGTCGGTTAAATATAGGTCGTGCCATGAAGGCAGATATTAACGATATTAACCGCCTATTCGACAGGTGGTCGGAAGGTAACTCCAACAACGACATAGAAGCGGTAGTCCTAGTAGATACTAGCGGTAGCATGTCGTGGCAAATGCAGAGAACTATGGAAAGCGCATGGACTATCAAGCGCGGTATCGAACGTATCAACGGGCGCGTATCCGTTTATAAGTTTAACCATGACTCTCGCCTAATTTATAGTGCAGAGGACAAAGCAAAGCCAACAGAGTACCGATACGTTCAGAGTAGCGGTGGCACTAACCCTTACAAAGCCCTATTAGAAGCGCAACGCATACTTCGCACTAGCCGTCGTGGCGTAAAGATTCTATTCGTGGTAACCGACGGCTCATGGGATATGACCGAACAGAACGATAGGATTATTAAAGAACTATCTAACGAAGGTGTTATGACTAGCGTAGCCTTCCTCGGTGACCTTGATTGGTACAAAGAGCGCGACTACGACGCGTGGCAACGTTATACGAAGGAAGTACGTCACGAAGCACAGGTAATGCGTGTAGTATCAGAGCCACGCGACCTAGTGGATATTGCCAAAGACCTAGTGCAGTTGGTAATGGGTAAGAGGCACTAAGCGAACAGACGTTCGGGCGGATACTTGCAGTTGAAAGTGCAGGTATCCGCTACAACACAAACAGAAGGGCAGTAAATATGGAATATATAGACCCAAATATAGATTACAAAGAACTACTAAAAGAACTACTAACCCGATTAAAAGCCCATGAGGAAGCGGAAGGCGACCTATACGGCATGAACGCATGCGATAGCGCGTTAGATTACTTATTCTACCTAGAGGATAAAAGCAAATGAAAGTACCACTATATACAGAACTACTAAAGAAATACCTAGAGGGTGACGAGAACGCGAAAACCCTAGTAGATACCGCGCTAGGAGTAGCGTTGGATACCGCATACCTTCGTGGTGCAGACGACGAACGCCTAGAGAGCCTTGACTACCATGACGAACGCATGGTGCTAGATGAGGCTAACGACAGTATCTATGGACTAATGCAGGAATTAGATATAGAACCGCCTATTGTAGGCTACTTAAATGAGTTAGATAGAGAAATGGATAACTACTAATGGACTACACTAAAGCAAACCTATACTCCATGATTAACGCGATAGAGGAAGCAAGATTCGCAGTAAATGACCCAAAGTTAAAAGGTCGTCTAGGAAATGTAACAGACCTATTAGATAGCCTTATTGTAGAAGGCGTAATTGAACGAGAGGTAGAGGAATATGCCTAAGTACGAAGTAAGAGTTGTAGCGGATATATCAACCGCGTGGAATACAGATACAAGCGCGGAAGCCCTAGCGTTAGCAGATGAGTGGGTGCGTCAGGAATACGGCGACCTTATCCACAAGGCTAACCTTATTGTAAAGGAGATAGCATGAACGTAACAGACTTATTAGATGAGTTAGATAGGCTTATTGAAGGACACCCGTTAGCATGCGATTGTAATAATTGTCTAACACGGGATACAATTACCGAAGTTATGTATCAAAGAAACCTAAGAACAGGAGTGTCCTATCATGTCTAACGACTATGAGGTTATTGGTCACGACGCACAAGGTAATGAGATTATCGAAGGCGAGATTATCAACGACGAACAGGAAGTAGCAGAGGAAGTAAGCGACTATTGGAAGTCCGTCGCGTACCACCTACAAAATAACCTTACCCCACCCGTACCACTAGCAATGGTGGATACCTGCATATCGGCTATCGCATACGCTAACGAAGGGGAGTGGGATAGCCTTATTGAATTGCCCGAAGGAATTAAATATAAAGGAGAGAGCAAAGCAACAGTAGAAGTTATTGTTGATAGCCACTACCTACAAGATTTTATTACAACAGCGAGAGAAGTAGTTATGATTAAAGATGAAGAAGGAAATGTTATTTATCAGGGATATGGTACGGAGATTAAATTAGAACCCACTACACCTATTACTGATGAGAACCTAGAAGATTTCGGTATTGAAAAATGAGATGCGGTCGTTGTTTTATTGAATACGACAGGGGAGAGTTAATTGCACCCGACGATATGGATATTGACGAAGCGGTAGCAGTTGGACTAGCCTTTTGCGTGATGTGCCTAGTACCGCAGGGGAGTCCTGCGTCTATCTAAAGGAGAGAGAGAGAGAGAGAGAGAGATTGCAGACCTTCCTGCCGTATGAGAGTTTTGAGAGAACCGCAAAGATATTAGATATGCGCCGATTAGGTAAGCAGAGAGTTGAGGCTTATCAAATTATGCGTGTGCTTAATGGAGAGAGCGGAGAGAGAGGTGGGTGGCGCAACCACCCTGCCGTCCTTATGTGGAGAGATAATCTCCCTGCCCTGTACGAGTACGGGCGCATAGTTTGTGTTGAGTGGCGCAGACGTGGGTATGTAGATAACCTACTAGACAAGTTCCCCGTTGAACCTGTAGTCTATCCGTCATGGCTAGGCGACCCCGACTTCCATAAGTCGCACCAAGCGAACCTAGTTAGGAAGTTACCCGAGCACTATCGCAAGTATTTTCCTACGATTGACGAGAACCTTCCGTATGTTTGGCCTATCACTAAGGAGCAATTAAATGGCTAAAAAAGTATCAGCAAGATTTGACGCTAAACTCGTAAAGAACCTTAATAAAGGTGGCGCATGGCTAGGTTCTATCACTACCTATGATGAAGGAATTGTAGAACCTAACCATGTGCAATTTGAGGCGTTCAGTAACGCTAGCGCAGGTAAGCGTTGGATTAAAGAACAGGTAATTGCATTAACCCCTAAAAAGTCATGCAAGATGATTGCAGGAGATATTAAAGACGCTAAAGATAAGCCAGCACTATTTATCGGTAGTGTTGGGTACAAGAGAGAGATTTAATCATGGGATATTCTTTTGACCCTATAGTTCCTGACCCTGAGTGGGGCAGACCTTCACCTAGTATTGAAGATGATGATGTCTATGATGATGATGAATTAGAAGACGATGAAGATTAAGTTTAAGTTCCGTAGCCCTATCTATATATTAAAGAGAGAGTTTCCTGATAGCCGTGAGGTATCGGTACTTTGCTATCACTGCGGTCGTATGTATAGGACTTACCCCGAGAACCTACGCGCACCTAATTACTGCGTTAAATGTAAATAACTTAATATAGGCGTCAAAGAGGTTTTTCATTGCTTCCTCTAAGGCTATCCATGACCCACCCCTTCGGATAGATAGACCTGCGCCTCTCCCAATAAAGAGAGCCCCTAGTTTTCGGGTAACTAGGGGCTCTCTACTTTTTATATTAGTTTATGATTTAGGTACTTCACAGAAGTCAGTTGAGCAGTATTTCTCACCGATTGCATCCGCTGCCATCCCTGCATATACGTCAGTAAAGTCAATAGGCAGTAACTTCATAGTAGATTTCTCGTATTCATCTTTAGTTATCTGTGTATATGGCATTTGCGGGTAAGTCGCGTTCCCCATAGGTAAGAAGGAAACGGTTTTGAGTTGCCCGTCAAACATGTGAAGTACAGTTCCTACTGCGTCTTTTTCTTTATCTGCGTCAAAGGATACAGTTACAGATACGGAGTTGTCCGACCAATGACGTTGAGCCATAGCCGCGAGAGAAGTCTTTTCATAAATAGAAACATCTTTTTCGCTGCGTAACGCTGAGCTATGAATAGGGAAGAAGACCACAGAAGTGGTTTTTGGAGATTCCGACGCCTTTTCTATTTTATATCCCGACGCTTTAAAGAGAGGTAGCATAGGGTCATCATTAGAAAAGCGGATTGCGCGGTTAAAGTATTCTCCACCTGGCGTCCAATGCACTCCAGGAGATTCTCCAGCAAGGATAGATACAGTTCCACTTGGCTTCACAGTAGTAGTCTTAATAGATTCGCGGATTCCTAGCCACTCTGAATAAGTCTTATCATACTGTTGGATTGTCTGATAACCCTCGTCCATCCATAAACGGAGAGTTGGAAGCCCAACGCGGTCTGCAAAGTTAGCCACACCAGACATAGAAGTTCCAATACGACGATTGCGTTGCATGATTGCATTAGTTTCTTCCCAATGGGTAGGAAGCAGTGTCACAGTTTTTGCATATAGATATGCAAACTTCAATGTGCGCTTATAGTCATCTATAGAGTCGTGGCGGTTGAGGTAAGTTTCAACCAAAGTACAGCACTCAAATGATTCAAGGGACTGTTCGGCACACGGATTGTAACCAGAAGCTCGATGGTCTTTGTTGTTGATTGGGTCAATGAGGCGACCATATTGACGGGTAACATCCATCCAGATAACCCCAGGCTCTCCGTTAAGAGAGATTCCCTCAATGATTCCAGAGAAGTCATCCCCAACCTTTACCTCGACAGAGTTGTTAGACATCCATGCCCAACCAGGCTTAGCAGGGTCATAGGAGTTGCGTTCAGGATAGACGGCAGGGTTCTTTAAATTTAAGAAGTCTTTATCATCTAAACGACCCATGAGAAGTTCCGCTGAGCGGCGGACGTTGCCAGAGACCACACAAACGCCAATGAGATTTCCTATATCCGCAATATCTTTACGGGTTAACTTTTGAGTAGCCCGACCTTCAAATATAGTAGAGATATAGTCGTGCAACTTAACTAGCGGAGCTGGGCCCGCAGCTGTGCCGCCGAAAGTTTTGATTTGTTCTCCTTCTGGGCGGATAAGTGTGTAATCAAATACCCATCTAGGCTGGTCTGGTTTTAAGTAAGAGTTAATGAGCATGCCAACAGAGTCCACCCATCCCTCACGGGTATCTGGGATTTCCCACAACTGGTGGTTGGATTCATCTTTAGAAGGCTCGTAAATAGGGAAGTCTTTGTCCGCACCCTTATCATCAAAGCCAACGCCCACTCCCAACATGGATGCTTCCATGAGAAAGGTGAAAGGCTTAGCAGGGTCTAACTTAGTCATAGAGCCCGTGGATACGAAAGAGCAGTTCTGCAAAGCAGCGGAGTTCTTTTGTTCATTCACTAGGGGAGTACCCATTACCCAGAGTCCGCGTCCTGGTGGAGTCCACTTTAAGTTAAACAGGCGGTCAAAGGCTTCCTTAGCAGACGCCTGAGCACGAGAGTCATTCCATGGAAGACGTTGAGATTTGCAGTGGTCTTTTTGGATTGAGTACATGCCCTCGATTACTCGCTGGCAAACATCAGTCCATGTCTCCTTAGTTCCGTCAGCCTTTAGACGAGAGTAGGTGCGGAGAAAAGTAATTTCACCAACGGAATTACCACCAGCATCCTTGTATCCCCAAGGCACTTGTTTAGCACGGTACTCCTTTAAAAAGTCTTCGGCTAGTCGGAAAGATAGTGCCATGTGTTCTCCATTCGTGGGGGTGGGTCGTATATTTTAGCGATGAGTTACAGCCCTTTTCAGACTGTGTGATTCCGTACCTATTTAGTTGTTATTATCATGATAATTAAATTTAATTATCTTCGGTTAAATCCTTGATTATTTTGGTTGTCTGGATTTCATTTAACCCACCTTCAGGGAGTTCTTTTAAGGCTTGAGCCTTGTCTCCGAAGATAGAAGATAGCACACCAGAAGAGCCTTGGCGCTCCACAGTCATGCGAATAAACTCACGTGAGTCATCCAATTCTTTGGTTGTTTTAATCAGTTTGAACAGGCGGTCAATCTCTTGAGAAACGTTAGGGTCAGCGTATCCACCGTTCATTTCTTCAGCAAAACGCATAAAAGCGACCCTTTGTCCTTGCATTTCTATAATTGAATTGATAAGACTCTTTAGTTGGTCTTTAGTCTTTACCTCGATAGGTAACTTAAAAGCACAGGCAGATTGAGGCTTGTAAGCAGGGCAGTTAGAAGCAATAAAGCATGTATCGCATGCTCTAATTGAAGTTGCTTGTGAAGACACATGAGTGGTATCTGATATGACTCCATCAGCATCAACTTCGGTTTTTACCTCGTATCCAAAGACGGGTAAATTTCCCATTTCTTCTGGATTTCGTGGGTTAAGTTTCCGCATTTGGATACCCTTATTATCAGCATTGGTAGTGGCTACTTCCGCACTATCTACCATGTTAGTTTCATCGTTATTATCATGATAAGAATCGCCCACTTTGTTTATCCTAACCTCGAACTGTTCGTATGACCACACTGCAAGGCGACACACTTCTTGTGGGTCATCTTCAGCAATTTTATCTGCGTCTATGCCAGCCTTCTCATACACATGGTTATAGCGTGAGCGGGCTTGGTCTTTCATGCGCTTGGGATAGCGCATGAGCCTTGTACCATCCCAGACGATAGTTTCCCCATGCATCATTGGCGATAGCCATGAGAGGGTACTAGCAGTCTCAAAGGGCACAGAGCGTAGGTTGTCTGGCTTGGCACAGCCTAGCGCATGGAAGCGACTTCCATCGCGCTTAGCCATACGCCTTGTAACTGACGCCAGTCTGGTCTCTACGTCCAGCACATCGCCTGGTATGCCTATGTCTAGGTAGTCATCTCCCATTTTTTCTAGGGTTTCTAACTTAGATTCAGGATTCCAAACGGGCAAAAACTTACTTGGCGGCACCTGGGCCCAAGCTGTGCGGCGCTGCTCCTCCACAAAGGCTGGGTCAACAAATGCGGAATTAATCTCAGCAAATATAGATATGCGGTCTATGTTCATGGCAATCATGTGCTCATAGGCGGCAGCGAACTCCTCGAGCTCTACCCTGGACAGGTTGATGTTTTTGGGTAGCCCTGGGTATACATAAATATAGGAATCTTTAGAAAAGTAATTCTCTAATAGATATTCTTTGGTTTTAGGTAATCCGCGCTTTACCAGGCCATAGAAGCTCAGGCCCACATGGTTAGCTGTAGTCGACTCTAGCAGGGTGCGGTTACTTGGAATCTCACATCCCAAATATATAATCCGCATTTACAAGGTCTTTTCAAATACCAAAATGCGTCGTTCGCCTAGTTCCGTCCCAGCTACAGCTGTCCAGAGGCGGCGGGTGTAATACTCTTCATTGGAAGCATCAGTCCAAATATAGGCTTTTTCATATTTAAGTTCTTTTAGTTTAATTAAAGCCATCTCTAATAGATAGTTGCCGATGCCCTGGTTGCGTAGGTCTTCAGCTACGTACAGATTGCCCACCCATGGATTAAAATCCCAATCATCCATTGCTGGCTCTGATTCTATAGATATAACCCCTGCTAATTCCCCATTTAACTTTGCAATATAGGTACGTGGCAGACCTTCTTTATTTTTAGCATGCTCCTCAAAGGTAGCCTGGAAGTCATCACCATCAAAGATGTCTGGGTATTGAGTACCCCAATAAGCCTGATTCCAACTAGCGACAGTGTAAATTATTTTAGAGTCGTCTGGTAGTGGTTCAAATGTTAATCTCATAGTAATCGTTCATCCTCCTGAAATTGGTCCTGTTGGCGTTCTAGTTCTGTAACTATCTCAGACCATGAGCGAACGCCTTTACGGCTATCTGGTCTAAATTCTTCTTTTGCATAGGTTGGGTTAAGGAAAACTAATGTGGTAATACCCTTTTCTAATAATTTAGATGTTAATTCTGGGTCGGATGTTATCACATACTCCACTGGGCCTTGAGACCTTACCCATTCTACCTGACGTAGTTTAGGGAAATCTCCTGGCGCTGGTACATCAGCAATATCTACTAGGTCATCCATGTTGTTAATGCGTTGCTGGCGTAGCCAGTGGTCGCTTTTTTCTTTGTTTTCACACATGACCAAGACTCTGTTTTTTTCTTTTAGAATCTTATATAGAGCAAGTCCATCAGCAATAGGAAAGTGTTTTTCGTTGCGTAGAACGCCTTCCATAAATAATAAAATTGCCACGATTAGTGCTCCTTGTTGTTATTAACGTTTATTAATTAATGCACGTCTGATAAGCGTATCGGCAGATGGCAGTTCTTGTCCATAGGTTTGCTCTTCAAATTGCTGTTTAGTCATAGTAGCAATCTCTTTCAATTGCTTTAATGCCTGCACAGTACAAGATGATTTGCCCGCTTGCCAACGGTAATTATGTATATCTGCATAGCCTTGTCCACTAGGGCTAAATGCGTATTTACGACCATGATGTATATCTTCAAATAAAGAAGCACCTTGTTCTACTGCAAGTTTTAATGCAGCTTCAGCATTGCGTCTTGCTGTGTCTGTAGTTGCTGCTCCGATATCACTTAATGCACGTGAGTATCGTGAAAGTATCTCTAACGCCATTGACTTATCAGACTCTACTTTTCTATCCCACTGCTTGTTAGAGGGTGCACCTTTAAGTTCTGGTTGCACAGTCCAATCATCGTTAGTCAGTGAGTATGCTGCGTAAGGTTTGATGGAACGAATATCGGATTGAACATTAACATAGAATGTAAGTTCATAGGAATCTAGAAAGTTGTTAGTTGTAGGATGCAGCTCTTGAAAAGTTTCGTTGAACAGCTGTGATATCTGTTTATCGCTAAGTGCTTTGTAATCTGGATTAGATTGACGGAATTGTAAATAATTAACCCCAATCAAACAGTCTAGGTCTGCTGGCTTACGAGCTGCTGACCATTGATATGAGACTGCTGAGCCTGCCAACCAAACATGGGTATAGGCTGTTGGGTTTTTAAAATGCTGATTTAAATGCTCGGTTAGGATACGCAATACCATTGAGCGTACAGATGGGATAAGTCTGCCATCGCGGAATAGCCGCGGGTCTAAGCCTGCTCCTGGTCTTGTAAAGTAGGAAGTCTCAGATGGTTCTACGGATACAGGTCGCGCCTGCGCGACAAGGGCATCGTAGAAGTTCATCTATGTATTATAGTTCTTTTTCCTTTGATTCCTTGTACATAACATCGGATTCAAACTCAAATTTGCGATGCTTTTCTGGTGCATCTGTGCGAATAGGGTTCATATAACCACACTGCTGATGTGCGCTAACGAATTGTTGGGCCCACATGAGCACCATCGCTTCGTTAGCGGCATCAGAAATATCCGCTTGAAAACTTGCTACACAATTACATGTCATTTCAATGAACGCCATGACTTGCCGCCTATCCCTAGTCTGTACATACAGTATATCCTGAGTTACAGCCGACTGTAAGGGTTATTCTGTTTGATTATCCTGCTTTACAATCAGGTCTTTTGCCATGGCAAGCACCATATGGGCAATATCGGTGTTATTCATGCTATCCGTGATGTCTCTACACCCATGCTTGATGTCTTCCATAGCGGCTGGACGCTCAATATTAGGTCGAACGTTAAGGTTAGCAGTTGCGTACCATCCAGCGTTGTTAGGACGCTTAATTACTAGAAAAGCTGTTACGCCCTCTTCTGGCGCTCCCAATAGTTGTTCTGGGGTTAGTTCGATATTGATATCTTCTGTAGTGATATCTTCTTCGTTGATGATTTCGTCTGACATTATTTGTATAGCCCTCTCGATTGGTATGCCTTCTTTTGGTTGTACATCTTAACAGGGCAGAAGTCACATAGGTGAATCTTTGTATTTGTTGCCTTTAACCCTGCTTCTGCACGTTCTTTATTTGTATCTGGTTTTAACTCTTTGCGGTCTGATTTATAGTCTGAACACTGACCCTGTGGTCGGTTATGTAACGCATAGCATTTCATAGCATCTGACGAATAAGTGTCTTTGACGTCGTAGAAATTGGTTCCCAAGATGTCTAGTCCTTTAGAACCGCCACCTAGGATTTGTTCTTTAATCTGACTTAGAATCTTCTCTTTTAATGGGGCATTACCCATCCACGCAACTGTAAGGCAGTCTGTAAGAATACCAAAGTGACCAGCCTTCTGGCACTCACCGATATACATATCAATAAATGGATTATCAGATTGGTCATAACGACCTTCACCAAGCGCTTTACCAGTCTTGGTGTATGGAATTTCCTGGATAGTTTTACACTGCTTACACACAAGCAGGTTAATTCTATCTGGCTCTAGTTCGTCAACGATGTTACCCATGACGCTAGCCTACCACAAAAGTTGCTATTTACCCTCACGCTTTCGGCGTATGGTCTCACTAATTTTTGCCTGACGAGCTTCCATCTCACGACGCTTTTGAGCACGTTGTTGGTCTACATTAAGTGGGGCACCTGCTAAAAGGGCGTCTCCAACAGTTTCTAGTACGGTCTTTCCTGGGCGTGTACCAGGCCTCTTTGAGTCTTTTTCAGAAGCACGTGGCGCAGGGGTAACGGCTGTAGACGGTTTATTTGGAAAACTTACTTTTCCTCCGCCAGTCTTTGTAGCTATTTCAAACTTTTTAGCATTTTCTTCACTATATGCAACTTTATTTGGTAAAGATAATGTTCCATCTTCATGAAAAGTTAAATCTCCAACAGTGCCATTCTCATAAAGGTGGTTTAGTAAGTCTTTGTGAAATGGGTTTTTACTATCAAATTTAAAACCTCTATGACCTGAGACATCATCAGGTTCGCTTGTACGAGGTTTAATTCTTCTTGATAAATCGGTTGCTTGTTGACTAAATTGACGACTGGCATCAGTTGGTGGATTTGGCATAGAAATTGCGGCTTCACGTAAATCTTCACGCTTTACAGCATTAGCAGCAACTTTTGAAACGTCTTTTAGTCCCATTATTTAACCTCTACATGTCCGCCTGAGTCACGTGGACTAGGATTTTTTGTACGAATTTCCGTACCATCTTTATGATGGGCAACCGCTTCTGGGTCTCCTGCGACTACTAGACGACGGTTACGAACTTCGCCCTTATCTGATGGGTATGTTTGAGAAGCACGAAGTAGACCAAGCATAGTCTCTTTATGTGTATTAGCTGATTCTACGTCTGCTTTTGATTGACGACGAGCATCTAATTCTCTACGAATACCCTTAATCATTACTTACCCTTTGCTGGGTCAGTATTAATTTTAACTACATTACGTCCTATAACATGCTTACGTTTTACAGCTTCACGAGCCTCTGCATCTTTTACAGCAGCTCCAGATTTAGCACGATTAACAAGTGCTGTGCTAACCTCATTATAGGTTGCTGGTGATTGCTCCCATTGATATGTACTACGTCGGTCACCAGGTTCTTGAGGGCGTGTTCTTACACCATTTTTTGCTGGACCAGTAAAACCATGGAGATAATTAAGGTCTCTATGTGCATCTGGAGACATATCTACGCCTCTAATAGCAGCACTGTTAGATAAGCGTGCCTCTATTTGAGGTACACGACTAGGGTCATAGGCGCGGTCGTATGCCTCAGCCATTAGTTGCTCCCTGGATTTACCTTTGATGGTTCTTCAGAGTTAATAAAACCATAGTTCATGTATGGGTGCAAGCCTGCGCGGTTCTTCTGTACAAGTTCATCACCTGCACCTGGCTGTACGGTTGTATTAGGGCGACGCTTACGGTACTTGCCGTCTGTTGCACCTTCATTTAGTTCCTCGTTCTGTGAACGTGAGATGTTAACTGTCATTGGGACATGCGTCCTTTCAATAGGCGTTGGGCTTTACGGCGATTGCACGTAGGGCAAATGCTTTGGTCCTTCAAAGATTGTACTGGGTTCATCACGGAACCACAGGCTTTACAGGCCTTGGAACCGTTGTAAACGGTGTTTTTAAGCTGCTGTTGGGTACTTAAAGCGACGTCTTCAGCCCCAGCCATGCCTTCGCCAGTGCTGTCTGTAAATAAACCTGGGTCGCTCTTCATTTTAGTCATCCCCATAGCTTCGTAAACGATATTCATTTCCTGGCGGAGCCTTGCGTTCTTCATAATTTGAAGTTGTAGAATTTACAGGCTCAGAACCTTTTGGGCTAAATGGTTTCTTACGGTCCATTAATTCTTTGTTGCTGGGAGAACCTTGTGTAGTTGTTGGGGTATCCCAATCAAAAAAATCTCCGTTATTACGTCCCATTATATTGTGTTTCCTAACGTATTTCGACTACTTGATTGCTGGCTATTTGGTGTGTTGCTAAAGTCTGATTCTACACGCTGAGCGCTACGAGAACCTGGTAACCCAATTACGTCTTCAATAGTTAATTCTTGGTCTGTGTAACCATATCTATCTGGAAATAGGTTAATCTGAGGTAGATTAGGTCGAACATACTCTTGCAGTTCTTCACTGCTCATTGTCCAAGTAGCAAGCGCCTGATTAAGTAGGCGGTCTTGATTAGACTGAAATGGCCCTAAATATTCCTGTGGAGGAAACGCTGCTTCTTCTGGGGTGTTGATACCAGGACGGTCTTTATCCCACGGCTTATGACCATAGACTCCATCTGCATATTTACCTGGCATGTTACTTCCACTGAGGACGCATACGCGCCATCTGGTCCTGACGGGCCTGGTTAATCTGCATAGGTGAATCGCTCTTAACTGTCGGACCTGCTTTACCATCATTAGGAAGATGAGGAGCAGGAACTAATTTAGAAACTGGCGCATGACGTTGTGAACGTACGCCATTCTTTGCAGCTTTCATCTGACGACGAATGCCAGCCATGTTATCCAAACCTTCTGGATAATAATAATCTTGCATATCAATACGTTCACCACGGTGAACGCCACGTTGATACGAACGCTGACCAATACGTATCTTTAGGCTATCTAATACATTTTCTGATTGACCATTAGGACGACCACGGTCATCACGACGTGTGCGAATTGTTCCTAGGTAACCGTCTGGGTATTCAGCCTGTGGTGCGCGACCAACACCCATACGCAAGCCATCAAGTTCACCACGTGCAACAGGAGTACCACCTGCACCATAATTGGTGTAGGTGCCGTACATCCCATTAGCACCAAGGCTTTGAGTGTTTTGGTTAGGATTTGGCATATCTCAATGATACGCCTGTATGTCTAGAACGTAGCCTTAAACTCTTTACCCTCGTAAATAGCTTCGCCATCCATGATATGAATAGGTTGCAAGGTAAAGTGACCGTCGTCCTCGTGGACCCAGCCAATCATAATTCCCTGCTGCCAGTCTTCCCAATGCTTTACTGGGCGACCATTGTCGTTAAGACCTGAACCATAAGAAGGAACAGCACCATCTACACGGCATAGGCATCCTGGGGATGCTGATACAGAACGAATAGGGCCGTCACCATTAGCCACGGTTTTATACTGCAATTCCTGGCGATGTGCGTGACCAAACACAGTTGATACGTGTGGGTTCTTATTTACATATGCTGATGCTGTAGAACCGTTAGAACGTACGGTAGTTCCGTGGATTGCGCGAAGGTGTGGGGTAATCCAATACTCCCCTGCTGGGTATGCGCCAATGTAATTTACATTAATCTCATCAAGGCGAAGTAGATATGGAATAGACATAACAGGCCAATCCTCAGGTGTAGCGTTAGCTCGCTTAATTCCCTTTGATGCCATTGCATTCATAATTACATACTTCTGCATACGACAATCGTGGTTACCTTCTAGCAAAGTAATCTTTGCAGTTGGGCAGGTAGCACGTTGCTTAGCCAATAGGTTATGACCGTAATCAAGTGCTGGTTGTACTGTGTGTGCAAACATCTCTTCTTGTGCATACTTACCCATTGTTGGTAGGTCTAGGTAATCACCTAGGTGCACAATTTCATCTACGCCATAACGCTTTTCTAAATATGCAAGCAACTGGAAGTGTACGTCAATTGCTGCTTCATCGTGGAATGGGTCTAGCGTACCGTCTTCATACTTGCGGTAGCCAATCTGTGGGTCTGGTACAAATACAAATAACTTAAATCCGTTTTTAGTGGCCTGACGTTCTTTATATTCTGCTGGCTTAATTACTGTTGGCTTTGCTGGTTGAATTGGGGGCCATGCCCAATCAGCAACCTGTTCTACCTTTAATGAATCTAAAATCTCTGATATAGAAAGCTTTGGCTCTATTTGCATGTGCAATATCCTTTGAAATGGGAACGAAACGCTGTGAGCTTTCCTGGTAGTTCATGTCCTGACGCTATCAACGCTTCATATAAATTTTTAATAGGTACTTTTGTATTTTCTGTTCTTAACGATTCAAACTTCTGTGCATCTTCTTTTGGTAATGACTGTATCCACATTGCAATACAGCATTTTCCAGGCTGTTTTGACTGTTCAATAAACTGGTCCAAGATGGCACCCAGATTGTTTTTTGCCATAGCCCCCACCCTCTCAGTGATGTGACGTTGTTGGCTCAAGCCTATCACAGGTTTTTATTTTGCAACAGCAAAAAGCCCTCGACATTGGTCGAGGGCTTCTTGCTAAGTATTAACAAGCTTTGCTTATCTTTACTTAATTTTGATTGTCTTTTCTTTCTTTTCTTCTGGAAGAATGCGCTGTAGTTCAATGGTTAGGAATCCATCAGCTAGCTTTGCATCTCCTACAAGTACGTCGTCTGCAACTGCAAACTTCTGGACAAAGTTACGTGCTGCAATACCCTTATATGAGTATTCAGCATCGTCTTCGCCACGGTTACCTTCGACGGTGATAATGTTTTCTTTGTATGTAATCTTAACATCATCCTTCTTAAATCCCGCAATAGCAAGTTCAATTTCTGCCTTGTCGTTAGGCAGGGTCTTGATGTTGTACGGCGGGTAATTGGACTTAATACGTACATCTTCTAGGTTCTGGAAGAACTCTAAGTGACGCTCAAACCCAAAAGTCCATGGGTCTAACATATTGTGTAGCGCTTTAAATGGGTCTGTGACAGCAATAGAACCTAGTGCGCCAATTTGCTTTGGGTGATGGGGCCATTGATTTGGTTCATGAGGTGAACCTTTTGGATATCCACCCATTGGGTAGCCTGAAGCCATAATATATCTCCTTAGACGATATAACTTTTTGTGACCCTCCTTGTGAGCGGTCAGCAATAGTATACAACAATCTAATTTAGAATATATTCCACAAATGCCAAAGCCCCGCACATGGCGGGGCTTTGCGCTATTTAGTTGTAACTACTCAGCCATTCCATCTTTGAAGTTAGGAGCTGAGCGCTTTACTGCTGAAGGAATTATACGTCCATTACCCTGTACGGCACCAGCTTCTGGAGCTGTGGACTTCTGGAACTTCACACGGATACCGTAGCGAGCTCCACTTGTAGCAGTAATATGAGAACGAGATGGCTTAGCCATCTTTGTTGGGTCGCCAGCTGCGGTGTTCTTCTTCTTTACAAGAGTGCCCTTTTCAGGCATAGCAACGCGTGGCTTTGAACCTGAAGCGTTTGATGGTTCCGCAGATGTCGGAGCAATCGGTGCTGGGTTCTTCTTTGAATCTGTTTTCATTTAGTTTCCTTTGGCCTAGGAGTACCTAACAGAGTAGGGTATTAAATAGGGAAATACAGTATTAACTAGCCTTGACATCAAAGATAATGGCAGAAATCTGCCCATCATGACTTTCAATGCTGGTAAATCCTGGGATGCAGATAAGGTCAAGGCCACGAGGGGCTGTATATCCGCGAGCGATAGCAATCGCTTTTACTGCTTGGTTGATAGCTCCTGCGCCAACTGCACGAATCTTGCAGGCGCGGGTTTCATAAATGCTGTGAGCAATGGCTGAAGCAACAGCCTGTGGGTTACTTCCTGCGCTGACGCGAAGGATTTGCTCTTCTGGTTGTTCGGTCATTTGTACCTCGGTTTACGTATAGTGTGAAACCCCGTAGGTACAATTATGAAGGCTATATTAAATTAGGTCTGTCTAAAGGTGTAGGTGCCTTGGCATATGTGCCACAGATGGAACATTCCATATCTAGTAAATATTGGGATATCTCATAGTCCTGAAAGCTAGCCTTTATATTCCATAGGCTGGACTCACAATGAGGGCACTCGTGGCAAACCTCATTTTCATAGGCCATAGTTCCCGTAAAATCGGGCTTTAGCTCTCGTATATTCTTAGCCATGTCTGCACTTAGTAAAATCAGCTAATACACGGTAGGCAATTTCCGTGTAAATAGATGCGTTAGTGGCTAGGTCTTCTGGGTGATGTAGGTCGTCTTTCTTGCTAATTTTTCCCCAATTATTATGCAGATAGTCACGCATACCTAGGGATAGGGAATCTACAAAATCATCGATGGTCATCCAACCATCTTCAAGTAGGTCTTTCTGCTTATGCTTCAACGTTATCAGCTTCCCAATCAAGCCATTCAAAAACTAGCTCGTCCATTTCAATAGTTTCGCTAAATCCATTTTCATGCAGGTGCTCAATAAAGTCATCATCTGCAACTAAAATTGGTAGGTTGGCATCAAGCATCCCATTTTTCCTTCCATTCTTCAATCAACTTACGGTTTTTTTCAATCTCTTCTTCTACCTGTGCAATTTCTTCTGGGCTCATCTTGTCTTTATTAGCTTCAAAGAACTCAAGGCCTACTTTAAAATTAGATTCAAACACTGCCAGCTGTACCTGACGACGTTCTTTAATAAAAACGTCGCGTTCTGCAGCACGGCGAGCGCGTTTTTCCTGGGTTTTACTCATTGTCCTCCCCAACCTCCGCCTTTAAATTGTACGGAAGGCGGTGTATAGACTTTAGTCATAAAATTTCCGCACCTGTCGCATGCTGGTCGTTCTGAAGAATCAAAATTTAAATGCATCTCTACAGTACTGTCGCAAGGTATGCAGACAAAATCATATTTTGGCATTTAAATCTCCCGATAATCTGGACTTTGTACTTGTTGGTATATTGCTTTTTCATACGCAAGCTTACCATCCCCTGAGCATAGCCTTGCAAGTCCATATGCGTCACAAGCGTTATCGTCAGTAAATGTCTGCCCCCACTTTTTGTAGGTATGCAAAATCATTTGGTTTTTCTGTCCTGTGCCCGCACCTGTCACATACTTCTTTAGCGTGGTTGGTGGGATTATCAACGGGTATTTGTCAATATCTGCCAACTCCATTTTAACTAGGCCACCAAGCTCACCTAGATGGAATACCTTGCCTTTGGCGCCCATTGCGTAGCCTTCCATGGCTACATCGATAATTTCTATCTTGGATATCCAGTCACGTATAAATGCACGTATATCTAACATACGTGGCATGCCGCGATTAGTGGATTTGTAGACCTCTGCGTAATACTTACCATCTTTATAGGCGCACATTGCAAAACCTGTAAAGGATTGGTCTATACCTAAATAAACTGGGCTACTGCCAGCCAGGTCGAGACCTCCTTCAATTTTTTTAAGGGACATACCTATTAAACGAGTTATTACGGGAGTTTGAAGTACGACGTGTCAACTCACGGCTAGTGAGTGAGTAGTAACGTTCTAGGTTCTCTAGGTGGGTCTCTAGGAGCTTACGATAGGCATACGCAAAGTCTTTAGCTTTAGCTAGTTCAACTACCTCAGGCTCTGTTACAACGGCTGCCTTAAGCATTACAGACTTCTCTGTGCTCTTGCCTGTTGTCTTTCCTAGCAGACCTTTGGCTACAGTCATGTCATAAGCGCTGTTAGCCTCAGCCTCTGCAAGGGTAGCGCAGGCTACCTGTGTACGGATGAAGTTAAGGTTCTCCATGTACTTGCTAGCCATAATCATAAGCTCTTGCTCATCAATTGCTGTAATGTCTTCTGGGAAATCAGGCATATCTAGCTTTATAGAACGTTTGATAGGAAGCCCTTGGTTTTCCAATACCTTTAGCACTTCTTTGCTAATACCTGTGACAACTAATTCAGTCATTAAATCCTCCGCATCGTGAGCATTGTCCCCAAACATCGATATTACACGGTGGTGGGGTGTTATTTTTAACTGCTTCTACAATCATAGCAGCAGCCTCTAACAATGGTGCAATAGCAAAATCAGATTTAGGTACTACAAATTCTTTAGCTGATTGGTCTGCTTTATTTTCGTAGATAAGCACAGCTTCTTGCGGCACATCTGGATACCCGATTAACTCTGCAAGCTTCATGTAAATCTGTACCTGATTAATATGCTTTGTAAATGGCGCTTTAATCTCAGGCCATATCTTAGACATATCTCCACCGTGCTGAGCCATCAACTGTGGGTCTTCCCAACGGATAGTGCCAGCACCAATTGACTTAATCTCCAGCATCAATGGGTCGCCTAGATTTACTAGCCAACCATCTGAGTGACCGCTAATACGTAGTGGCTCATAAAACAGGGGTACTTCACGATATTCCAATGGCCCATCGTGACAATCAGAACCGCCCCAGAATTCTTCTTCACACTCAATGCAATACCACTTACCATACAGGGTTCCCATTTCCTGAAACCACTTCTGCCACTTTGCATGGATAGCGTGGCCTTCAGCAAATACAGAATGTGTCTGTAGTTTCATTACACGATTACTTAAAGGTGCATGACCTTTTAAATGAAAATAAGAAGCGCGGTAACACCACTCATCGCTAACCATATCGGATGGGTGCAGAACATCTGTTCTACGACTCATGTCCCGCGGTTTAGAAATTAAGTGACGTTCTACTGAACCCAGTACTCTGCTGTTCTTTTTAGCCACGTCTACGAAGGCTTTCAGGGAGCCTGTTATCTGCTGAGGTTTGCTTGTTTTCATAGATACAACCTATCACAACTTATCCTCCGTTACCCATTCCCTAAAGGTTTTTCCTTCTTTATTTGCTTTGCGCTTTAATGCATTGCGTTCACGGTGAGACATACCACCCCAGATACCGTGTTGTTCATCCATCTTGTCTGCGTACAGTAAACATTGTTTACGCACAGGGCATTCAGGCAAACCGTCTTTTCCATAGCATGTAGCTTTAGAAATGGTTGCTATCTTTTTATATTTTGCTTTGTCTCTTGGTGGAAACCAAAGCTCTGTGTCCATGCCTCGGCACTTGGCGTTATGTCTCCAGCCTTCTACGTGCCCAATGTCGTCGTACAATTACACTCCTGAAGTTTCTGGCGCATTTCCAGATAATCATCTTCAGTTAACATTATGTAATTGTTATTGTTAAGACTGAAGCCGAGGACAGGTGTCCGACTCTCAACGATAGCTTCGTTGACAATCTTTTCCAGAACCGCAGCCTTTACGGTTACGGAGGCTTTGCCAGTCCACTTGTGTTCTATTAACAAGTCCTTAGACCTAACATCGCCTTTACGACTCCAAAAGGCGCCGCTTCCAGCTGAACGCTGTCCACCGACTGCCTTTGCAAGTCTGTCCTCGTGCTTCTTAGATTCCTTTTGTCCTTTAGTCCTCATCGGATGCTACAAACTTAGACCCTGCTTTAATAGAGTCCAGCACGTCGCGTTCTAAAGTTTCTTTCAGGTCTATCTCTTCCCGTATAGAGGCAAGCATAGCATCCTGACCCATCCACTGTCGAGTCTCGCCTTGATACTCATAGCGATAGTAAGCACCAGCTCGGGTAATAACCTTGTTAAGGATACCCATAGCCATAATCTCTTTACCAAAGTCAATCTCTCCAGCAGGTACGTCTCCGCCACTTGCAAAATAGAAGTCAAAGGTAGCAACTTGTGATGGTGGGGCTGACTTATTTTTAATAACTCTGGCTTTAATAGTCTGACCAATGCGCTTCTTATCCTGTCCAGTACCAACCTCAATCCACTCACTATCACGACGTACTTCCATACGTGTGAAGAAAGCATAATCCTTGCCTAGACCACCTGGGGTAGTGCGTGGGTCTCCATACATAACGCCAATCTTTGAGCGCCACTGGTTGATTAGGATGCCAATAAATGGACGTTCAGCCTCAATTAGGGAACGCTTAGACGCCTTGCCTACCTTACGGAAGAACTTGTTAGTAAGAAGCGCTGAGCGTCCTACAGTAGATTCCTCCATCTCCTTATCGTCTTCTGCTGAAGGGACCAAGGCAGGTAGTGAATCAATAACAATACAATCGACCGTTTTAGAGCCAGTAATCTCAATGACGGTTTCATAGGCTTCCTCCATGATGTTGGTAGAAACTACATACAAACGGGATACATCTACACCGCAAAGCTCTGCATACTCTGGAACCCACTGTTCTGCAGCAATCCATACCGCAGTAAAGTTAGGGTCTTTCTTTTGATTAGCAGCAATTGTCTTAAGTGCAATAGCAGTCTTTCCGTTGCTAGCCTCACCAATAATCTCATGCCACTGATTAGTAGGCCATCCACCACCTAGTGCTACATCTAAAGATACTGAGCCAGTGGTTAAACGCCCAATGCCTTCAGTAATATCAGAGCCAATAACTATAGTGTCAGAACCGTATTTCTTATTAATCTTTGTTATTAGTTTAGTTAGTTCTGCGTTCATTAAATGTGTCCAATGATTGTCTGTGGGTTAAATCCGCCTGATTGCACTTGCTTTGCAGGTTGAGCAGGTCCGCCAGAAGACTGACCTCCTACAATACCTTTACCTACTCCTGAACCTGATTGTTGAATTGGGTATCCACAGTCGTAACAACGCTTACGTGCTTCTGGTGATGAACCACCATAGTTACCGCTTCCACACCCAGGGCAACGTTCCGCTTGCGGTGTTGCTTGCTGTGTAGGTGGATACTGTGGCTGTGAAGGTTGAACATACGTTGCGGGTTGCGGTGCTACATATGTTGGTTGAGTTGGGGCAGCCTGCGGTGTTGCAGGTGTGCCTAGTTTAGTTGCCCACCAATTACTGCTCATCTAGTACCCGATTCTCCCACTCTGTTTTTTGTATATCGCCTGGCTCAATCAAACCTATTTCCATAGCCGAAGCGAATGCCCCAATAATAGCGGATAAGCTGACAACTTTATACAGGGTTCGCATTGTGTCTACTTCACGCTCAATTTCTTCTGAATTATCAGGGTTGTTTTTAGTAATCTCATCTACCTGAATACCAGTAATAACATCGGATGCAATATCACCGATAGAATTTAAATAGGGAAGTAGGTAGGCTATATTATCCATGCGAGCATCGGAGTCTTCACGTTCTTTCTCATCACCTTCTTCACTAGCCCTATTAAGACCCATAAGCTCTACTACTTCATTAGGCTCACCTAATTCAGTGTCATAGATATACCAACGAAGGATAGTGCTAAGTGGGATATCCCTAGTGAAGATTTCAAAGTTTTCTTCTCTCTTCTTAAATCTGTCAAAAAAACTCACTTTGCTTCTCCCCACCGTTGAACAACCTTAACGTCTGCAATCAACGGTACGTCTAGCATATTGATACCTTCCATAGCTTCTCTAATTGCTTCTTTTGTTTCATCAACTAAATGGTCAGGTGTAATGGTGACCAATTCATCGTGCACTGTCAATAGAATATGTGATTCTTTTGGAATCATCTGGTGTGCCCTAATCATAGCAAGCTTCATGATATCTGCTGCTGACCCCTGGATACGTGTGTTGAACGCCTGACGCTCAGCACTGCCACGCTCAGCAAAGTTCTTGGAGTTAATCTCAGGGATGTAACGTTTACGACCCATGATGGTTGTCACGTAGTTCTTAACCTTAGTAGCCCCAATGACTTTAATTCTGTATCGATTGATGTTGGCAAACTTAACGGCAAAGTCACTGAGCAGGTTTTTAGCCTCTGTAATAGAACATCCAATAGAACGGGCAATTTTGTCTGGCCCTACGCCATACGCCATGGCAAGTACCAAAGTCTTACCACCCTGACGATTAACACCCATTACATCACCAACGGTTGTATAGATATCACTGCCATCCTTGTAGTTCTTCATCATGATGGGGTCTTGTGACATAGACGCAATGATGCGTGGTTCAATCTGTGAGTAGTCAGCAACTACTAGCTTGTAACCTTCTGGAGCGTAAAAGAGGTTACGGATTGCTTTTCCGTGTGCTGTTGCTGGATTTGGTACGTTCTGCAAATTTGGATTACGACTAGAGAAACGACCAGTCTCTGCGCCATGCTGGATGAAGTCGCAGTGTAGACGACCTTTGACGAGGAGACTGTCTTTGACTTCAATCTTAGATTTTCCACCTGTGGTTCTGACAACTTCTCCTCCTAGATAAGGAATTACGTAAGTGCTCAACAATTTGTTAAGGTCTGCGTACTCCAGTAGTGCTTTTACTAATGGGTCTTTCTCACGGTATGGCTCAAGCGCCTCTGCTGATACAGAGTAGTCAGACACTTCTAACTCTCTACCTTCCATGTCTTTCTTGATACCTTTGCCAGTAAGAACCTTAGGCTTTAATCCACGACCGCCCATGTCCTTAGATGTGTATAGCAACTCTTGTTTCTCTGGATTGGAATTAAGATTAAAAACACGACCAGCTACTGAGTAAATGGTTTCCCTTGTTGACTCAATATCTTTTTCTAGTTGCTGATGTAGTTCTTCCAAAGCATTCTCATCAATAGGTGCTCCTGCCAACTTCATGTGGCAAAGAACCTCTAGAACATCCATCTCTAGCTTCATGATGTTCTCTACATCTGCAGCCTTAATCTTTTCTTTTACTACCTTCCATAAAGCAAAAGTGTACTTGGCATCTAGGTATGCGTATTTAGCAACAATGTCAAAGGCATGTATCTCTACCTGTGCTCCCACACCTTTGGTCATCTTGTACCCAAGCTCACGCTCTAGGCAGTCATCAAGACCGCACTTATTCTTATTGCGGTTGTCATAGATAAATGAACCAACCATGGTGTCAAAATATGGTCCCGCAGGTATGCGTCCACCTAGATACTTAGCAACGGATGTAAGGTCAAACACTAGGTTGTGACCAATAGTTAAAATTTCTTTGTTAAAAAACAATGGCTCTAGGGCTTTAAATACTTCTACTGGATAGAGCTGGTCTGGTGCTGGACCAAATACCTGTGTAGCTTTTTTATCATCGGCAGAGTAATCGGCCTCTCTTACTTCTAAACCTTTATCTTTGCGCTTTTGTCCTTGTCCTGTAAGGGGACGAATGGTTTCAATAAACTCTCCGTTGGGATGCCCCATTGGGATTACATCTCCACGTCCATGTGTGGCAAAGCTTAACCACAACACTTCATTAACCACTGTTACACCGCGGCGTGGGCCTACTGTTTCGCAGTCATACGCATATGCATCCTGCTTAAGATAGTAAGCCACCATCTCATCTAACTGTTCTTTAGTCGTAATTATGTTCATGGGTTCCTTAAATAGAAGAAGGCTGGGGGCGAATGCACGTGTTACCCCCAGCCTACTACTAGAGATTAGAGAAGGGAATTAGCAATTTCGTCCAACTCTTCCCATGTGTGTTCCTTGATAACGGAACGCTCGAAAGGTTGGATGGCTGCTACGCCTTCTTCTGCCATCTTCTCATCAATGCCCCAGTCCTCCATGAGGTCACGTGGCTTGATTGAGTTAAGGTTGTAAACAGTTTGCTGCATTTTGCCTGTACGGCTGATAGCCCAGTAGTTCTTGGTCAATGGACCCTGTGGTGAGAACTCTGCTGAGTGAAGTGTCTTGTAAAGACGTGGGCTTGCAATCAACATCTGACGTTGTACACCTGATGGGGTAATAACGGCAATTGTAAATGCTCGCTTATCTTCTGGCTTGCTGCCAAGCTTTGTGCATAGCGGGTCGTTAGCACCCAATGACACATATGAACGCTTACCAACAGTCTTCTGCTGTAGGAAGTGTTGTTTGTAGATAGCGAATGGACCGTTCTGGTCGATGAACTTAATAACTGTGAACTCACCATCAGTGAACTTAAACTCTGTTGGGAAATCACCTGAAGAAGTTGAGAGCTTATCTGCTGCATCCCAACCTGATTGTACCGCTGAAGATGTTGCTTGCGCTGGACGACCTTCAACTACCGCATCGATAGTAAAGTCATCAGTAGCAGGCATGTATTCATCTGTTCTATTGATAGCCATTTGTTTCCTTTGTTTTAGTTATTTTTAGTTTCTTCTGCGCGGATGTTACTCCACGCCTCTGCAATTGCATCAGTCAATTGCTGGTTAGGCCACTTTATCCTAGTTTTATCTAGGGCGCCAGCCTTTCCAAACAAGTCAACTGCTACATCAATCTGGGCACGTGAGTATAACCTACGGCCTTTGATTTCCTTTCCCGTGGCATCTTTCTTATCACCTAAGCGATAAGAAGGAGCAGGTAAGTAACCCTCTTTCATCCAGTAACGGATAGTAACAAGCGGGCGACCTAACGCTACTGCTAACGCACCAATGGTGTAGAACTCCATGTCCCTACCATTAGGTAACGTTTTCTTAATTGGATTGATTGTCCAATCAGAAACTTCTTTTTTTACTTTAACTTCTTTTGTGCGACGCTTGCGCTTACTGTTTGGGTAGTACTCATCCAAATCAGATAAAAAGTTATCAATCTTGTCTGTCATTTATTTTCCTACGATGAACGCGTAACTTACTTTAGAAGGGAACATAGTATCAATATCTTCTTCTGTTAAGTGTCCATTGTAGAAAGCAGCCATGATGGCTGACTCATCAAGAGTTGGAATCATCTTGATACAGGTATCTTTAATACCCTTTTTGTTAAGGATAATTTCTGCAGCAGCAAGGTCAAGGTTCTTAGACACACGACGTTGTTTCATTATCTGCTGGTCTTCATTGTAGTTAAGAACAATGTGACCTTTTTCGTCTTCTGCACCGAACTCGTCGATTGCATCTGTAAGACGCTTTTTAATAACTGTTTGACGTTCTGTCAGTTGTGTAATTTGGTCTTTGAGAGCTGTAAATTGCTTTACATCTTCTACTACGGCATCTTGATTCATAAGTTTCCTAACGTTTAGGTTGTTAGGTAGAACTTAATGTATGGCTAAATGCCTGTCAAGTTACTTTGCGCCTTTGGCGCGTTGACCCCTATAACCTGTTTTCTTTTTATTCATAGAGCCTGGCTTTTTGTAGCCAGAGCCATTTGGTGTAGCTGCGCGGCGCTGTTCTAGAGCCTTAACAATCTTATCGTTGTGTTTTCCCATTTGATTAGTCTTCTTTAATATAGGCTTCTAGTGCTTCGATGATAATGCTGGTAACCGTAATCTTTTCAGCTGCAGCTTTCTTCTGGACAGCAGTCCAGAGCTGGTCTGATACGCGGATAGTACGCGTCGGTGTCTTAGGTGCGTTAGGCATTAGATAATTATAGACTAAAAGCTCTCCCCCAAGGACTCGAACCTCGATAGGCGGAACCAGAATCCGCAGTCTTGCCAATTAGACGAAGGGAGATTGGAGCGGTTGACGAGGCTCGAACTCGCGACCTGCACCTTGGCAAGGTGCCGCTCTACCAACTGAGCTACAACCGCATCGCTGCCCCACCTGGACTCGAACCAGGGACACTCGCATTAACAGTGCGATGCTCTGCCAACTGAGCTATGGGGCATTAAACGTCAGAAGATTGTAGGAAAGCTTTTAAACTACCTACAGACATTGAAACCTTAGTCTCATCATTATCTACGCCTTCACCATCAATAATAGCATTAGCGATAGAACTCTTTTGTTGTAGGGATTCCCATTGACGTTCCTCAATGGACCCTGCAATAACTATATCTTGAATTACTATTGAAGGCCATGTTGAAGAAGCACGTTTGATACGACCATTGCGTTGGGTAGCCGTACCTGATGACCATGGTAGGTCATAGTTAATCAACATGTTGGCTGCGGGTAGGTCTACGCCATAACCGCCAGCATCGGAAGAAATAAGAACACGAACAGCAGGGTCAGTATTAAAAGCAACTTTGTTATCTTCTTTAGTTTTAGCATCTAACTTTCCTGAGTATAAACGACATTGCTCTGGACCTAAAGCCTCAGCAATTTTGTCAAGCATGTCAACGTAGGTAGCAAAGATAACTACTTTGTTTTCCTGATTCTGTTCCAAAAAGTCTTTAACGTACTGGATGAGGTAGTCAAGCTTAGGCGAGTTACCAGTATTATCAAGAAGACCCATATCAACGAGCTCAGTGACATATGCAGAACCCTCTCCATTCATTTGTTTAAACTTAGCAGCGCTACTACGTAGTAACTCTGGGTGAGAACAGAGCATCTTTAATGCTCCAATCTTAGACATAATCTTACCGCGCATCTCATCCTGCGGTCCACCACGGTTAGATTCCATACCGTAGTGAGCCATGATATTAAAGTTAGAACCAAACAAATCTTGCGCCTCGTCTAGGTCCGCTAACAGGTCCTGTGAGATACGCGTATATAACTTTGAGCATGCTCTATCAAAGACAATTTTTACAGGGTCTTTGTGAATAGTGTCAGGTAGATATGGCGCTACGTCTGGGTCTTTCTGTGCTTTACGTACGCAAGCATCTTTCATCCTAGTATGTAGTGTAGAAAGATTACGGTAGTACTGAGGTGCTCCCCAAGAATTTCTTACGATAAAAGCAGCGTCAAAGATATCAAACCGACCAAGTACGCTGGCGTCAACGAACTGCATAATGCTGTACAGCTCTTCAGGCTTGCCATTCTCAATCGGAGTACCAGTGAGTGCAAATCTATATTTAGCATTGATTAGTTTCTTTACTGCTCGGGAGCGTTTGGATTTAAAAGACTTGATGGCTGTGGCTTCGTCGAGGACGACAAATCCTCGTGGCAAATCTTTGATGGAATCCCAGTCGTTAACAACTTGCTCATAGTTAAGGATGATGTAATCAACCCCCGTAGTCCGCCAGTCCATAGCTTCGGCGTACTGAGATGCTCTTTTCTTTGGCGTTCCATCAATAACCAAAGCTCGTGAAGTACCATCTGTAAATTTCTCAATCTGATTAGCCCACTGATATTTCAATGAGGATAAGCAAATTATAAGACCTGGTTCCGTAATTTTGTTCTCATCCATCAACCGTTCTATAGCTGCAATGGTGATAACAGTCTTTCCTAGACCAAGGTCATAAGCAACTAACATCTTGTTGCGCTCGCACATGCGGTCTACAGCCTCAGGTTGATAAGGAAGTAGGGTGCCTTTAAAAGTCATCCTGATACTCCTTTACTTTTTTCTTAACCATGCTACCAACGGATGGGCACGGCCTACGAGAATGTACTCTAGCAAAACCTTCCTGAGAACCTTGAATAAGCTTTTGATGCTCTTCAGGACGATACTTACAAAGTACTTGTCCCATCTTATGACAGTGATTGCAACGCTGGATTACATAGTTACCCTTAAAAACCTTGCCTTCATCGGTAACCCAATCCAAAGTCTTCATTGCCCATACCCAACAATGACCAGAACATCTGTTATCAGACATAAGCTCTCATCCTAGTTTGTATAAGAACCTTAAGGTCATCAAGGGTGCCGTTGTTGAGGAATATTTGGTCAACCTTTTCCCCATCCATAGCAGTCTCTGATGCGTGGGTATTTACTGGGTCAACCCCTGTGCGTTTTATACGCCAAATCTGAGAACTGTCATAATCTCTAATAGCTTTAGCTTCGTTTGGATATCTAACATCAGTAATAACGTAGTTAACTTCTCCAAACAACTGAAGTCCGCTTAACGCCTGTTTTACCCAAAACATATCACCAAACGTTTTGCGAGCACCAACACCTAAAGTCTGTAACATATTACGAACTTCTGGAAACGCAGTCTTTGCTACGTCCCAACCATATCCATCAACTACACCTTGCAGTCTGTAGCCCCCATCTTTAACAATAGGGTTCATCTCATATAAAAGGTTGCGAATAGGGTCTGCAAAAGCAATACGTTGATACCCATAGTTTTCTACAAGGATATTAGCAACTGAGTCTTTACCTGATTGTGCATATCCAGTTAATCCAATAATCATTTCAACTCCTTAACATATGGGTGGCGTTCTCAAGTCCCCAGACTATCTCAGCTTGGGACATTCCGCCAACGTCTTTCATATCTGTTTGAGAGTAATTAAATAGCCAACACTCAAGACCAGCTTCTTTGGAGCGTTTTAACAGGTCACGGGTAGCCTCATTACCAGCCTTATCATTGTCCATAGCAAAAATTACACGTTGACCACCGCGAATTAAATTAAACTGCACATCAGAGACTATGCATCCATAGACCGCTACGCCACCTGGGAAGCCCACAGAAGCTAAGCGAATAACATCTAGTGGTGATTCAACAACAATCATGTCTCCGCCCTCATAAAGGTCATACCCAAAGAGTGCATCGCCTTTTTTTACACGGGTGGTGTTTTTAAAGATGCGTCGGTCATGGCCTTTCTCCTGCCATCCCATAAGCTTATTAGTGAGCGGGTCTCTAATAGGAATAATCCATGACTTGTCATCTGAGTTCCAACGTACGCCGTACTTCCAAACAAGGTCTGGTAACAACCCTCTACTTAAACATGTAGCGCCAGGCACTCCCTTAAACGCACTGAGCATGGACTCGTGGATAATTATTGGTTCTTCTTTTTTAGTGTCCTTAGGTTTTGTAAGACGTTGAAAACGCGAGCGCAAAGATGATTCAACTCTTGCTGCCATATCTGCATTACCGCCACCAATTACGCCACCAACTTGCTCTATAAGTGTGTAGATGTTTCCCTTCCATTGACATGAGAAACAAATGAACGCACCGCTATCAGCGTTTATCCATAGTGAAGGGTTGTTGTCTTCTTTGCCTGTTCTTTCCTTATGGGCAGGGCAATTAATCTGAATCTCATCGCCACGGGTATCGCTGACGTTTAATCCTAGATTAAGAAGGGTGTCCTTCATCTCCTCTACTGTCATTAGATATCACTTGCATCAATTTCGCGGAAGGTACCTGTGCCCCAGTCCCATAGAAGTGATACATCTACGCGACCAGAGTTACGGCTATCAAGAATCTTTAGAACACGAGTGTCGTCTACATGCTCATCCTCACGTTGTAGACCAAAGATTACGTCAGCATCCTGATGGAATGAAGATGAGTAACCAATAGAGTCAGAAGTTACCTGCCCCTTTTTCATTTTCCAATTAAGTACCTGTGTAGAGATAACTACTGGAACCTTGTATCGCTGAGCCATACGCTTCAATGAACGCGTGATGTTAGTGATAGCTTGTGGAGTGTTCTGCTCACCTGTCTGTTCATCAATCATCAAATAGGTACCATCAATAAATACAATGTCTGGATGTAAAACCTGAATCTTATTAGCAATGCCAGAAACAGTAGAGCCGTTAGCGGAGTCAACTAACCAAAACTTCTTACGCATGTTTTCTAATGACTGAAGCTTCTGCTTGTATCGTGCTTCTTCTTCTCCAGATAGGTCACCAGTTAATAAACGTGTATGGGAGATACGCGCTCGCATAGCGTCGTAACGTGTCTGTTGTTCGTGGTTACTCATTTCAAAAGATTGGAACATAACGCACTTATCCTGCATATGGATATTCTGTGCAACCTGCAAAGCAAGAGTTGATTTACCAGTCTTAGGTGGAGCAACAATAACAATTAACTGACCATCTTGTAATCCGTTAGTTGCCTGGTCCATAGTTGGGAAGCCAGTAGGAACACCAAGCATTCCTGGGTTGTTCTTTCTAAACTCATACTCATTGAAACGCTCTAATGGATTGTCAGTAAGGTCTAAGTCACTGGTCTTACTAAGCCCGTCTTCTTCTAGCTTAGCTAGGTTACCTTGAATAACAAACAGTGCTTTTTCGTGGTCTTTTTCTTTTTCTAAAATGTTGATGGTTTCATCCATCATATTGATAGTTGCGGCTTTACGTCTGTCTGAGATTACCGTATCAATTAAATAATCAACGCTGTCGTTTACTTCTAGTAAATTATAGGAAGGAAAATTGCCTGCGATAACGTCAAGGCTTGGGCACTCTGCGTAGTTAAAAAAATGCTGACGTGTAAAAATCCATACACGCTTTATCTCTGAGTCAACAAACCAGCTATCGCTTACGCCTCTATTAAATAGCGGGGATAGGTCTCGGTCAGCAAGTACCTTGCTTAGTAGCTTTGCTTCATTGTTCATAGTTCCTTAAATGTCCTTCCCCATCGACCGTACTGTAAGAGGCGCGAGTCTACATCAACAACGCCAAGAACTTCAGGTCTGTAGGGAAGTTCGTTGACCAAATGATTAACCGATTCGTATGCCGTAAAGTATCTAAAGGGATTAGTGCCCACCTTGTCAAGTGAGTCCATAGCCTCAGATAAATTTTCTTCGTCTAGTTCATATGATACGAGTTCAAGCGTAACACCCATACGTGATGTATAGATGTATAGGTAGCTTAAGACATCGCGTCTAAACTTTTTATTAACTTTTATTGTAGGAATGATAAGTAGTTTTTTCTTTACAGAAATTTCTACATCCATTATTACATCTGTTGTAACTAACATCCTTTTGGGGAGCTCGTTACTGATATCCCCGTGCTTCATTTAAAAAACTTCTATCTTACCGAAGCGAATTACGAAGTCACGGAAATCTTCTTTAGATTGCTTAGCCTTAATAACGTCGTCTTTGGTAGCACGGCTAGAGAACTCTAGCGGATAATTGTTGCCCCCATTTGATTTTACACGGGCTTGTACAAACTTAACATGCTTGCATGTGTTACGACCTTGGTAACCCTGGCATGTGCAGTAGAACTTATTGTCTTCATCTACAGATACTTCATAGATGCCTGGACCAGGGGTCTGTGTCTGGCTAAGAAAAACTTGTACAAGTTTATTATCTGACACGACGTTGCTCATCCTCGTAGGTCTCCTTGGCTCTTGTCCATAGGGAAGTAAACGAAAGCTTCTTTAGCAAAGCTAGCGGTTGCATCTCCATATAATCCTGCCCAGTCTTCTAGCATAATGTTAGTAGTAACTATGGTAGGAAGACCGCGATTGAACCGTGTACGGAGTACATGATGCAGAACGTTTTTCTGCCAACCACTTAAGCTTGAATGCTCTCGCCCCACATCATCAATCACTAGGACCCTGATGTTATAGGGGTCATGCGCTTCGCCTAAGACACCATAGTAGAGGACTTCCTCCCAGTCTGTCGGGCTATCCATCATGCGACCTTGCAAAGCAATAATGTCGTTAAAGGTCATAAAGTAGCAAGGGCGTACCAAAACCTCATGGTCTTTAATATCAAAAGCTTTTGGGTCTGTGGTAAGCATAAGAGTTTGAATAACTGCTGCGGCTACTGTGGACTTTCCACGACCAGGCTTACCAGCCAATAACAACCCACGACCGCAATATGGATTACCAGAGGCACGGATGACCTCACCCTTTTGTAAACGAGTCATCCACTTTTTAATGTCAACAATATCAGCAGGATTAAAATCTACGCAGTCTTGCATAGTCCAACCGATACGAGCTTTAGGAATTGAAGATGCCTGTATCCAAGTACGACGGCGAACCTTCTGGGTTTCTAGCAAATACATTACAAATCCCTTCTGGTCTTAGATTGCAAAGCGTTATTACGAATCTCTTCAAGCTGTTCAGGAGTGACACTATCACGTCTCGCATCTTCAACAAGAGATGGAGCCATGGTCATGAACCTACGCCATAGGTGGTCAGCGCTTTGCACTGCCGTGTCCTGCTTGATGGAGGAAAGGTAGTTGTCAATCATAATTTTTTCAAGAGGACCATCGGTGTTGTACTTAGCCTGAAAGTTACTAAGTGCAAAAAAGAATTTTTGTATATCAACATGATGGTCAGGTATCTGCCAGAAGTGAGTAACCTGTTCCGCAAAATAACTAACGCTATCTTGGGCAGTCCATTCTTGAACAGTCTTAGAAGCGCGGGACTTAGCCCGTTCTTCAACCTTCTGTGTCTTGCGACTAAGGCGTTCTTCCCTCTTACGTTTTTTATCCTTAGCCTGTAGTTCCGCGATATCGTCAGGGTCCATTGGTGTCCCGCCAAAATCGTTCACGTTAACCTCCATGGTTTTGTATTTCTTTTTGGAACGAACTCCGTTCGTTCTTCTTTTTACTGAATTAGCTCCTTTACTATACGGAGTATCTGCTAGGTAGCTATTCTGTGAAATGGATGAGCCTAAAATGGCATGCGGTTCCGCACTCCTTTTTGGCATGCGGTTGACCATGTTTTCACAGTACCGCACTCCTTCCTCAGTAACGTTTAGCTCAGCCCAGAACTGCCCGTTAGACCCCTTGCCTTTAATTGTGTCTACAAGGCCCATAGAGCGTAGTTCCTTCAGTCCTGACAGAACATACTTGACGCCTACTGAAAAGGTCTTAGCGAGGCCCTCAGCGCCTCCTGGGGCCCCCTCTAAGTAAATCTGGACGAGGAGACCCAAAGCCTTAGGGCTTAGGGGTCTCTGTGTCATTACGGCTAAACTCCTCTTTGAAAGCACGGGCAAAGATGCGGGCTATTTCTTCGACTCCCGTATAGAGATTTTCAAGACTTTCGGCTTCTTCTTCGTCGTCTTCGTACTCTTCGTCGTCGTCCTCTTCATCTTCACCGCTTTCTTCTTCCTCCGCGCCATCGTCCTCATCCTCCTCAACTTTTGTAACAACTTCTTTTTCAGGAAACTTAACCTCTTCTGCCTTTTTAATATCAGCAGATGGATTAATAGGGACCAGGCCGTCAGTAAGGTCAAAGCATTTGATATCAGCTTTCTTGCAAGCAACTAGAATGTCAAGGGATGTATTGTCTTCATCAGACCATAGAAGAAAGCCAGAAGCCTTCTCTCCAATAACAATTTCAACCGCTTTGTTAATTGGGTCAGCATCATTAATCATTGATGCTGCTGGAAGGTTAGTTAGGTTAGCGCCCTCAGATGCTACGTAAACAACTTCCTTGTTCTTTTCTTTTGCGTATTGCGCTACAAATACTTGTGAAGGTGTTGGGTTACCAAAGATTGGCATAACAACAAAACCATCTGCGCCATTGGCATAGAAGTGGTCTTCCATTAACGCTTCAACATTTGCACGACTTGTAGCTCCATTACCTGCTACCAGTACATAGTACTTATCCATGTGGACCTCCTTAGGTCGCCCACATACTACACCTAATCTTGGCGGGCGCTATTAATGACTGCTGGCCTATAGGTGTTAACCCTTTCTACAAGGGCTAGTAAAGCCGCCCCTAGAAAAGCCCCAGCTATGGTGTAGAGGATGTAGCTTTTAATAGTTGAAACTTCAACTAAATACACAGCTACAGCAGAAAACAAAATAGAGAACACTGCATTTAATATTTGAATACCTATGAAGATACTAAGGACATCCAGTAGCGGGCGTACTCCAGCTAGGAAGAATCCTGTGAAGCATCCGATAAGAAGTAGCTCAAGCATGAGCCTATCCTACTACGTATTAGGCTGTGCTAGGTATATCGCGTAGGTAGAACCGCTAGTAATCCACTCATCCAAAGCGCCCTTGGTAATACGTACTTGGATGGCTGTGCGGTTCTTGTAGTAATGGCTACGTCCCTGGTTAGGTTGTCCACCCTCCCAGAACAGGTCCGTGCTTGGAATGATGCGACCATTAGTGCCGTCAAAGTAATCTAGCAATAGTCCAGAGTTCTCAAACAAAGCTTCTTTTACCTGCATGGTTCTACCAGAGGCGCTACAGAACCATGTAAAGCTGACAGTTGCATAAGCAGCAGTAGCTGGGGCTAACCCAGATACGCTATAGCGAGTCCAATCAGTAGTAATAATGTTTTCTGCATTAGCTGTTGTAGTAGATAATAAAGTCTTTGATGAGTTATACCAAAGGATGTTAACTGTGCCGTAGCTGGCAAACCCACCTTTAGCATACAAACTAAATGTGTAAGCAGAGTTTGGATAAAAGATTTTCATATACTGATTACTATTAGAAAACGATTTAAGAGTTACGTTACCTGATGCAGTTGAGGTCATTATTGTTGTATCAGCTGGTCGTGAAAGAGAACCGTTAGTCACTGACCAAGGGGCATAGCTGCTTACATTGTAGAAATTAGGATTGATAAGCTCATTAATACGGTTAGCTTTAAGAGTAATGTGGGATTGACGAGCTTCATCAAAATCAGTAACAGAGTTAGCCTGTTCAAATTGGCAATTATCAAAGTAGTGACGCTCATTAGAGGCTGCGTTAGCTACGTTAGATACTGTAATAACAGGTACAGCGTAATAGGACTCTTGTACAAGTTTAGTTGTAACAAGGAACCCAGAACCAGTAGCGCTGCCAATGTCTGTTTTATTTATAGTGAAAACGGTTGTTGTGTCCGCACCCTTTCCACCATTGATTACAGAAACAGATAGCACAGCCCCTTGGTAGATGGTTACGTTAACTCTAGGAAGAATAGAGGGTTGTTTTCCAGACACGTATGTAAGAGGGATATTTGCGTATGAACCATCCGCATACCCTGTTCCAGTTGTGGTATTAAAAGAGTTAAATGTGATGTTACATGGAGCCGTTGTAGAAACTGTTGCTCTAGCAGAAAAAGAACCAGCTACGTTAGAGACAGAGGTTCCTGTGCTTGTAGCCATAAAGTTACCTAGACGGTCATACCAGCTAATGCCTGTAGTAAATGTTCTAGAAGTTACGCTAGCTGCAGAGTAAGCACTAAAGGTATACGGGTCTCCAGAAATAACTGGAATTCCGTAAACAATAGGATTAGTTGAACCGCAAGTAATAGTTACTACCGCTGCACTAGACCCAGCATTAGAAACTGAAAGGTAACCCTTTTGTTTATTAGGGTATAAAGCTGGTGCTGTAGATTCAGCACGTGGTGCAGGATATGGGGTTACTATTGGATAAGCTTGTGTATCTGCGTTATATCCAGATACCACAGCAATATTTGGAGCAACCATGGATATATCAATACCAGTTGAATCACTTCCAGTAATTGCTATAGGAGTAATAGAATTAAATTTAGGGATTTTAAAGCCACTTAAAGTTATGTAATCACCAACACGATACCCATTAGTACCAATGTTTAAGTGAAGGGTATTGGCGTTTACATAATAAGAAGTAACAGTGTCAACCGCTATCTGCTTTAAACTACCGCTTCCATCTCGAGATGCCCAACGTCCAATACTCTCTTCAAATGAAGAGTCGTTGTAATCAAGCATAAGATTATGACCAGTTTGAATACCTTCTACGACTGGGTTAATTGCACCTTCAATTGGAGAAGGGCATGCCCAACCAGTAAAAGCTTTTATATATTCTCTAATACCTTGTGAAGAACCTTTTTCTTTTGATAGCTGTACAGAATCACGAGCTATTACACGTGAATTTTGAAACCCAATTTCAGGTTCGTATTTAATACCAAACTGCTCTAGTATCAAAGGGATTACAGTATCTGACATCTGTTCAAAGTTGTAGCGTTGATAGATGGTGTTAGTTAGTCCCTTAACATAGTCAAACTGATAACCAAACAAAGATAAGAAAGACCTAAGGTCATCATTATCTTCAGGTTGTGAAGCTACATAAGGTGTAGTTATTTTAGTAATGTTGGGCATTAAATCGTACAGGCGGTCACCAGTTCCATAATTTGGAACTGCAAACCCAATTACTTTTCCAGCCAACACCCATGAATCTTGTGTGGTTTCGTGTACAAATAAAGAATAGTAATAAAACTTAGCTTTGTTTAAACCAATATTATCAATATAAAAAAGATTATTTTGTGATTTAGTTGTTGTGGTTACGTTTATACCATCAGTAATATTTACTGGGTAACCATATGGGCTTCTCATAACTTTTAAGGTATCCCAATTGCCAAGGGGTGATGCCCACTTAACTGTAATTTGTAGGTAGCCTGAAGAAATAGCTGTTACGGGTGCAGCATCAAACGATAATGCGTTATCGCTACCGTAGTAACTTAAAGGAAAACTTGAGGAGCTATAGTAATCAAGACCGTAACGTGACATCTTATTCGATGCCTCCTGTTGTAGTTAGCTCTAGTGCTCCTAGTTGTGGAAGCTCATTAGTAGTACAGATAATGTCACGAACTGTAAGGGCAGTTACTGCTGCAAGACCTGTAACTGCTGTAGTGTTTACGTTAGTTGCAATACATCCATAGCTAAAAGTATTTGAAGCAGGTGTAGCTGTTACAACGTAAGTACCGTTAAATGTGGTATCAACGTTGCTTATCAATACGGTTTGTCCTACAGATAGGTTGTGAGTTGCAGAGGTTGTAAGGGTTGCAACATTGCTTGTAAGAACCTTATTGCTAATAGAAAATGTCTGCTCTTCATCAGAACGCACTAACTTATACACATTGGCTCTTGATACACCTGGGACCGCATTAATGGTTCCAAGAACATCTTGAAGAGTAATGCGGTCATTAAATGCAACGTTATCAAAAGCAAAAAGCTCTGCAATAGCTGCTTGAATATCCGCAGTAACTTTAGCCTTTGTATATTGAGGGAGGATAACAGAATCAACTTTTAATTTAGCTGGAACATATTTAGGTGGTTGGAATGTAAGAGTTGTTCCTGGTGGAGTTTTATCTGCAAAAAATGCATAGACTTTTTCCACCAAGTTGTTAAACACGGTAGAAGATGTCAACCCATCAGATTGAAGACCCGAGTCACCATAAGGGGCAATATAAAGAGTGATGCTGCTATAAACTTCTGCAATAGAAATTGCTTTGGCAACCCCAGGAACTTGAATGGCTAGAGAAGAGTAGTCTGATAAAGACACCGCACGACCCAGAGCACGGATACTTTGAGGCGCGTTTATTCTAATAGAGTCTGTAGATTCTGGGTCAGCACCTCCAGATGCCGCCCCCGATGTCTGACCTACATTTTGATTTATAACAGTTAGACCAGTTACCTGATTACTAATAATATATTTAATAGTGTTAGCTGATACGTTTCCAGCTACACCCCCACCAACTCTATAGGATGCAAAAATTTCAGCACCATTAGGAGGAATGCGACCACTAATACCGTCTCCAAATGTTACATATGTGACGTTATCAGCATCAGTTTCTGCAATAAAAACAGGGTCATATTCCTGATGGTCAATGAGGTAAGGGACTTGAGAGTAGTTAACTCCAGAAATAGTAATAGAAACACTCCCATTAATTACTGGGCTCTCACCTAGTTCAAACTGTTGATTAGCACTTCCGTCAGATGTACCAATTGAATCAGAAAGAATTGTTTCACCCTGTGTAGCATATACAGTTGCCGAACCGTTAATTGAATTTGCTTTTGCGGGCACTACTACTTCAGTATCTGTTTCAAATACAATTTGAGTTCTTTGACCATTGTTCATTGTGCTAGTAGCAACTTGGGTTTTTGCTGGTACTGTAATTGCAGAATTTGTAGAGTTTTGAAAAGTAAGAAGTACCGTTGCAGCTGTAGCTCCTGTAGGTACATAACCTAAAATCTTTGCAATTTGAAGAACGCTATTTCTTTGGCTAGCAGTTGATAGGAATGACTCATTAAGAGCGCGGTCAATGTAGAAGTTAAGCTCATCTCCGATATAAGAGAATAGCTCAATCATTGTCATACCAAAATCTGCAGGGTCGCGGTTAGTCCACTTAGGTGCAAAGTTTGGAATAAGAGCTATCAAATCATTTCTAATAGCTTCGTAGTCTCTAGATGTGTAATCCACCTGTGGGACATAATTACTTGCCATTTGATATCTCCTTAATAACTTCACCAGCTCTTGTGAGCAAGCTTGTCTTTACGTTTACTGATTCAATCTCATTACCCTTACCTTTAGAGTAGTAAATATCAAACTCTAATACCTCATCTATAAGGGTTGCCTGGATAGTTCTTAAATTTAAATACGGAAACCAAGTAGAAAAGCATCCAGTAATAGCTTGTCTAACAATGCCTTCAGCTGTTGATTGAGTTTCAAACAATGAGTCGTAGACATCGCTACCGAAGTTTGGTCGCATAACTCTTTCTTGAAGTTTAGTCATTACAGCTAAAACTACTCTGTCTTGAATAATCTTTTTTAAATCAGTTGTATACCCAATTTCTCCAGCACTGTTAAATGAGAAGGGTAGGGATATAGCGCGTTCTTCAGCCATCTAATTCTACTCCCATCCATACTGGATAATTAGGGTCTCCGCCTACAAACATAACCCACACCTTTTGACCAACTCTAGGTACAAGTCTATGCGGTGTATGCTCAGGAGTCTGGTTTGTCTCCTGGTCATCATTCCATTTATTGTCTTTATCAACAGCAGTTTCGTGCTCATGGTCAAGGCTTAGGCTGTTACCTGTGTGATTGTTGGTGTGAGATAAAGTCTGGGTAGCACTAAAAGAATGTGTATGACTTGGGGTTCCACCAGAACCAGTTGTTCCAGATACAGATACCGAGTGGTCTCCGTGCCCAAGTAAAAGGGCAGCTACCTCAGCAGCTAAATGCTTCTTGTGGTCAGGATGGTTTGAATTAGAAGTTACTGGCAGGCAAGGGCGGGCCCACTCAGTAATCTCTTCACCCATAACCTGAGGAACCTGCAGCTTAATACGGCTATCTTTTTCTGGGTCATCAACGTCAGCGCAGATACCTTGATAGATACCATAGAACTTTAGTTCGTCCATTAACCAACCCTCTTTTGTAATCTTGTAGTAACAGCCACAGAACGTTTCTTTTCAGTAAAGGTTATCTTTTTTACTGGAGAAGTAGTCTTCCATACAGAAGGCGCTTTTACACCTGATGTCGGCTTTGTTCGGTTTCCTATCTTACCAAAGCTTGTAACATTTCTTTTATTAGCTTTAATGTTATTTTTAACTATTTTACTTTTTGGTTTAACTCTAGTTTGAGCAACCCCAGGTTTTATTGTTCTTATCTTTTTTGAAGGAGGGGCCGATACTAAAGAACCGCCAAATCTTTCAGCAGAACCCAAAGAATCAGTGCCTATAAATAGCTCGGTAACGTAGGTAAACACGTTTCTTTCTACTTCTACAATCTTATGTTGAGCACCTAAAATTACCCAG